GCTATCTGGGCGCAGCCTCCGCCACAGGCTATCTGGGCGCAGCCTCCGCCACAGGCTATCTGGGCGCAGCCTCCGCCACAGGGAAAGCCGGTGTGGCGCTCGCGGCCGGCCTCGAATGCAAAGCAATGGGCGCACTCGGCTGCGCGATCTGCTGCGTCGAACGCGGCGAATGGAACGGGAAGACGTATCCGATTGTCGCGGTAAAAGCTGCAATCGTAGATGGCGAAAATATCAGAGCAGATACCTGGTACCAGCTGAAAAACGGCAAATTTGTGGAGGTGGAGTAAATGCTCGATACAATCTCCACTGTGAAGATGAGCCGCGAAGAATGGCTGGAGGAACGCAGAAAGTCCATCGGCGGGAGTGACGCGGCGGCTGTTATCGGAATGAGCCGCTTTGCAAGCCCATACACGGTATGGATGGATAAGACTGGGCGTCTCCCGGAAAAGGAAGACACAGAGGCTATGCGGATCGGCAGAGATCTCGAAGAGTATGTTGCGAAGCGTTTTGAGGAAGCGTCCGGGAAAAAGGTGCGGCGCTGCAACTACATCATTCGGAACCCCGCGTATCCGTGGGCGCACGCAGATATTGACAGGCGAATTTCCAGCGAAAATGCAGGGCTGGAATGCAAGACAACCTCGACGCTTGACATTCGGCAGTTCAACGGTGTGGATTTCCCGGAGAAATATTATTGCCAGTGCGTGCACTATCTGGCTGTCACTGGCCTTGACCGTTGGTATTTGGCGGTTCTCGTATTCGGGCGCGGATTCTTTACATACACGCTCGAGCGCGATGAGGCGGAAATCTCCGCGCTGATGGAGGCGGAGAAGCTTTTTTGGCGGTGCGTCGAGGAAGACACCCCGCCTGCACCAGACGGTTCGGAGGCGACGACGGACGCGATCAGCACGATTTATGCCGACAGCAGCGGCGAACAGCTTGATTTGTTCGGACGCGAACAGCTGCTGGCTGAGTATATGCAGATCAAACGTCAGGCGGCTGCACTGGCGGAGCGCAGCCGCGAGATCGAAAACACGATCAAGCTCGATATGGGCACGGCAGAGCGGGCCGCCTGCAACGGCTACAACGTCTCTTGGAAGCAGCAAAACCGGCAGACGTTCCAGCCCAAAGCCTTTAAAGAGGCATACCCGGATATCGATTTGGCACCGTTCTATAAAACGGTGCAGGCCCGGCCATTCAAAATTACAGAAATGAAACAGGAGGAAGAATCATGAACAAAATCCAGCAGGCAACCGCGCAGACGGCTATGAAGGCACAGAGCGGCGGAAATCCGACAATGCAGCAGTATATCAAGCAGATGGAGGGCGAGATCAAGAAAGCGCTTCCCTCCGTTATGACGCCGGAGCGGTTCACGCGGATCACGCTTTCTGCACTTTCCACGAATCCGAAGCTGGCGCAGTGTACGCCGCAATCTTTCCTCGGCGCAATGATGACCGCCGCGCAGCTTGGCTTGGAGCCGAACACGCCGCTTGGACAGGCATATTTGATCCCGTACTGGAACGGCAAGCAGAATCGCCTTGAATGCCAGTTCCAGCTTGGCTATAAGGGCATGATCGACCTTGCATACCGCTCCGGCGAGATCCAGACGATCCAGGCGCAAGTCGGACACGCGAACGATACGCTGATTGCCGAGTATGGCACAGAATGCAGCCTGAAATTTATCCCGAAGCTGAACGGAGATCGCGGCGACCCGGTGAACGTTTGGGCGATGTTCAAGACAAAGGACGGCGGCTACGGCTTCGAGATCATGACGCTGGACGATGTTCGCGCCCATGCGCAGAAGTACAGCAAGGCATACGGCTCCGGCCCGTGGCAGACCAACTTTGAAGAGATGGCAAAGAAGACCGTTCTGAAAAAAGTTCTGAAATACGCGCCGATGAAGTCTGAATTTGTTCGGCAGATTGCGCAGGACAGCACGATCAAGACGGAGATCAGCGACGATATGTTCAGCGTTCCTACTGTTGTCGCAGATGCGGAAATGGTAGACAATATGCCTGTTGACCAGACTACAGGTGAGGTCATGGAGGGCAACGCAAATGCTGAATAAAATCGTCCTGATGGGCCGCCTGACCCGTGAGCCGGAGCTTCGGCAGACGCAAAGCGGAAATTCTGTTGCATCCTTCACGCTTGCCTGCGACCGCGATTTCGCGGCGCAGGGCGCGGAGAAGGAAACGGACTTCGTGGATGTCGTCGCATGGCGCGGCACGGCTGAGTTCGTCAGCAAGTATTTCTCCAAGGGCCGGATGGCCGTCGTGTCTGGCCGTTTGCAGATCCGCAACTGGGAGGATAAAGAAGGGAATAAGCGCAAGACGGCGGAGATCGTCGCAGAAAGCGTTTATTTCGGCGACAGCAAGCGGGACGGGCAGAATGCTTCTACCGCTGCACCGGCCTCTTCGGAGTTCAAGCCGCTGCCGAGCACAACGCCGGTTCCGTTCTCTTCGCCGGATATGCCGCAGATGGAGATCGGCGACGACGACATGCCGTTCTGAGGGCTGACGGATGGGAGATAAAAAGGAATACGTCAAGCTGTGGCTGAGTTACAGGAGCTATTTCGAGGCGTACAGTGCTGCTGAGGTGGGGCGCTTGGTGCTGGCCGCGATGGATTATCGCGAGTCGGGAGCAGAGCCAGAGTTCAGCGGGAGTGAGCGTTTCATTTGGCCTGCGATTCGACGGGACATTGACGAATCCGTAGCGGCTCAAAAAGCCATCTCCGCGTCCAGAAGCGAAGCAGGGAAGCAGGGCGGTCGGCCTGAATCAGAAAAAGCAAATGCTTCACCGGAAAGCAACGAAAAGCAAAAAAAGCAAATGCTTTCCGATGAAAGCAAAAAAAGCTATGGACAAAGGAAAAGGACAAAGGAAAAGGACATGGACAGTATTCTTTCCCCCCTTCCCCCCGCACTGCGCGAATCCGTTGAGAAATGGGTGGCGTACAAGGGCGAACGACGGGAGGAGTATAAGCCTGTCGGCCTGCAAAGCCTTGTTACGCAGATCACAAAGGCTGCGGAGGAATACGGCGAGGAAGCCATGATCGACGTGATAACCCGCTCTATGGCCGCAAATTACAAGGGGATCGTGTTTGACTGGCTGAAAGAGGCCAGCACACGCCCTGCGGCGCTTGGCCGCGCTGCAAAGCCCGGATACGGCGTGCAGGGGCACCACGACGAACTGAACCCGATGGAGCGTGCAGCCGTGGATAGGCTGCTGGGGCCTCCGCCGAAGGGCGCTGATAAAATGCGGCACGGCATACAGGCCCACGGGGAGGAACTGTCTGCGTTCCAACTGGCGGCGATAGACAAAATGCTGAACGAGGAGGAGGACAAAAACAAATGAGTAAACCCAAATACATGGAAGGCGATTGCATTCGGTCGCTGGACGATTTGGTGCTGCAAGAAAACATCTTCTGGAACGGGAGAATTTGGAATCGAAAGTGGTTCATGAACCTTCAGCTTCAACTGCTTCTGTCTCTAATCAAGCACAAGGCACTACAGTACGCTGTGAGGCGAGACGGCAGCACAATGATGGTTCTTGAAGGAATGGAGGATATATGACAGACAAGGAAATCGTGCGGGCGCTGCGGTACTGCAAATTTGGAGTCTCGTGCGAAAACTGCCCCGCAGTAGGGAACGAAGACTGTTTTGACGAGGTAAATACGGCCGCAGCCGACCTGATCGAGCGCCTGACCGCCGAGAACGCGGCGCTGCGGGAGAAGGTGCCGCAGTGGATCAGCGTGGAGGAGAAGCTGCCAGCAGATTATATTAAGCGATACCTTATCGCTTTTAAGGACGCAGGCGGAAGCATCGTGGATGCGGCTCGGTATATTCCGGGGCTCGGTTGGGAGTGTCGCAACTGGGAGGTTCCGCAGGGTTTGATTACCGACTGGATGCCGCTGCCGGGAGCACCGGAGAAAGGAGACAAGGCATGATAGCTGTTTTAATCAGCATCAGACCAAGGTGGTGCGAGAAGATCATAAGCGGAGAGAAAACGATCGAGGTGCGCAAGACGCGCCCGAAGATGGATACGCCGTTTAAGTGCTATATCTACTGCACAAAACCGGAGGAAAAGCTACTCACCATTATGAAAGACGGCGATGAGAATTATGGAGAAACGTATCACGGCAAGCCGGTTTTCATAAAGACGGAAAAAGCGCCGACCACTGGCTTATGGGATAAGCGGCAAAAGGTTATCGGGGAATTTCTGTGCGATCAGATCATCAACATTAACGGCGCGGGAAGGATACCGTCGGATGCTGCGCGGCCAACCTGCCTAGAGCCTGCGGAGCTGCACCGGTATCTCGGAGCTGCCACCGGCTTCGGCTGGCACATATCCAATCTCAGGATTTACGATACCCCGCGCGAACTGCGGGAATTTTACGCTGTGCCAAATGAGGTAGAGGTAGCGCTCAAGGCAAAACCCAGGCCAATTACCCGCCCGCCGCAGAGCTGGCGGTATGTGGAGGAAGAGCTATGGAACGACTGACTAAATGGAACGAATCATCGTATAAACACGCCTATTATCCGCGCTGCTTCAAAGAACCGCGCTACGGCAGCGGGTGCAAAATCAAGGATTGCCCGTTTGAAATAGCGGTGTGTGAGCGACTTGCGGCCTACGAGGACACGGGGCTGACGCCAAAAGAGGTAACTGCGCTAGGAGAACTGTTCGATTACGCGCTGAAAGAATCAAAAACGCTGACTGAGCAGCTTACATTGCTCCATCACATCCGCGAGCTTGCCGAGGCCGACAAGGACGGAAGAGTTATTGTTCTACCTGCCAAAAAAGGAGATACACTGTATGCCGTGACTAGGTTTGGAGTTGAAAAACGAGTTGTAAAAGAAATTGCAGCGCCATTTTTCTACAATACTTACGAAAGTAGTGATAGGGCAGCGCTCTCAACCGATATTAGAAATTTTGGTAAGACCGTTTTCCTCACCCACGAAGAAGCCGAGAAGGCTTTGCGGGAAATGGAGGGCAAGAAGGATGGCTAAGTACGTAACCAAAGCGCAGTTGAGACAACTCTATCAGGCTCAGCTCATCGATAACGACGAATATCTGAGACTTTTAAAAGAGTTTGCAGGGATAGAATCCCGGCCGACCACGGAGTACAACCACTACGACGAAAATGGCGAGTTTATTGGTAGCAGCGTGGACACCGATCTTTCTGACCTGCTGGACGAGGCTGGCGTGGAGGTGCGGGACGATGGGCCAACATAAACACAACCCGGTCGCCATTGCGGCGGCAAAAGGCGAGCTGCTGTCGAAGCTGTATCGGTAGTGCGTTGCAAAGATTGCGAGAATTTCAGTCGGAATGAAGAAAATGACCCGTACTGCGCAGATCGGAGAGGGCTTTCAGACCCGGAGCCTGACGGGTATTGCAGCTACGGAGAACGGAGGGAAGAATAAAGGATGAGCCTAATAGACGCTGCCAGATACACCACAATGATTATGGCGCAGAATCCAGACTGGTGCGCCAAAAGAATGGAAAACTTCGAGAAGTACATCACGGAAAATAGTGCTGGTGCTGCCGAGGTGTGTAATGAAAGGAAAGACAACTCCGCGATGGTGATTCTCAAGGATGAGGAGGGCAAGAAGGATGGCAACGAAACGAGTATGTGACCGCTGCGGGGCGGAGATAAACCCCACAAGCTCTGCGACGTATGTAAACGTACGAAGCGCGTTCCATGAGGAATCACCTGATATTGAGCTTTGCTGCTCCTGCGCGATGCAAATCAAAGAATGGCTTAAGTCGAGTGTAGAGGAGGACAAGAAGGATGGTAAAATACACTGAAATATGCGCATTGTACCATTTTTGCGTCGATCTTGGAATCAAATGCACGATAGAGCGCCTGCACGACGGCTATGCAGTGCGTTTCCCGGACGGAAGTGACTTCGCACAGCATCATGGCACATATGGCGGGAAGGAAGGATGCGTTGAACCGGCTATCGGGGACTCCGAATTTGACTATACTGCAGTCGGCTTGAACCTCGCGAAGGAGCTCGTGAAGAAACACAAAGGCAAATTGGAGGGCAAGAAGGATGGCTGAACTGAAACCGTGCCCGTTCTGCGGCGGTGACGTAGAAGAAACAGGCGGTTCGTGTAATTTCGGGAAAAAGATTATGACGCTCAATGTAAAGTGCAGGAAATGCGGGACATCCGTTGCCCTGAAAACAGCATGGAACACGAACGCATACATTGAAGCGGTTGAGGCATGGAACAGGAGTGTAAACCATGCATGAGGAGGAAAGTTGATGCAGGATTGCTGTTTTACATGCAAAAATCTGGAATACAGAAAGAACTACGTTTATCCGTACCGGTGCTTGAAGCACAAAGCAGAACGGTTCTCGGAGAAGGAATTTGAACGGATGTACTTTTCCGGAGAGGAATGCAAAGACTTTGAACAAAGGAGGTGGCCTGATGGGCACAATTCTGGCGATTGATCCGGGGAATATGAAATCCGGCTATGTAATTGTAGAGCATGATGGAGAAGAAATTCGCCGCGTGCTGGAGGTCGGGAAGATCGAGAACAATGTGCTGCTGCCGCTGATCGCGCAGAAGCTTTACGGGAACGGCTACGACGTGGCAATCGAGATGATCGCGGGCATGGGCATGACGGTAGGCCAAGAGGTTTTCGATACCTGCGTCTGGATCGGGCGGTTCTGGCAGACGATATTGTGGCAGACTGGATATGGGCCGACGCGGATATTCCGCCGGGAAGAAAAGCTGGATCTGTGCGGTTCGCTATCTGCCAAAGATGCAAACATCCGTCAAGCCCTCGTTGACCGCTACGCGCCCGGCCAGCCGAATTTCGGCAAGGGCACGAAGAAGAATCCCGGTTTCTTTTACGGCTTCTCTGCGGATATGTGGGCGGCGATGGCGGTAGCCGTGACGTATTTCGATAAGTACATCAAGGGGGTAAAGCTTTGAACAAGACGCAGCGCAAGCCGCCGAGGCCGCCGATGCAGCTGACGTGCGATGCCTGCGGGAAGACGTTTATGCGCGCACCGTCGAAGTACAAGGCAAAATACAATTTTTGCAGCGAGGCGTGCGCATGGACGGCACATAGAGAAGCTGTGATGGGCCGGGCGGAGCGCGTGCGGATCCTGATCACGTGCTCAATCCCGGTATACCCGGAAATGCGGCCTGTCTGCGGGCGGGTGTATCCCGCCGAGAAATACAAATACAGGACAAACCGGACGGGCTATGTCGTCGAGGTGGGCGGCAAGCGGGTTTGCGTGAGGGTGGACGAATGCAGGGAGATTTAAGAATCAGCCCATATTCCGCTCCGTGCGGAAGCTGCCCCGAGAAAGGCTGCGGGGCAAAGCATACGACCTGCGAGGCGTACATAGCGTTCCGCAAAAAGGCGGACAAGTACAAGCGCGATAAGCAGAAGGCAATGGCGCGCAACGCCTCTACACGGGGCTGTATGCGGACGCTGCACGATGCGAACCGCGCAAAGCGCGAAGGGAGGCAACATTACTGATGAGCACGCCGCGATACGGCTGGTGGGCCTATGCAAAATGGATGATCCGCAGCTATAAGGGCGGCGGGCTGATGACGAAGGCCGAGCGCGCTGCCGTTGCGGATGCAATCGCGGAGACGGAACAGCTCGTTGACGGCGCGGAGCGACTCCGGCTCATAGATTTGGTTCTTTGGAAGCGAACGCATACCCTGCAGGGCGCTGCAATGGCGGTTTATGTATCCGAACGCACCGCACAGGAATGGCACAGGCAATTTATTCGCCTTGTGGGGCAAAAAAGAGGGCTTTTATGAAAAAGTCTGCGTCCCAGAGCCAAATTTAACATTTACTATAAGGGCGTAGAGATCAACTCTACGCCCTTCTTCATCGGCACCGCAGCGTTCTGCGGAAACCTCCTCCTCCTGTTCTCGTGTTCTCCGGTGTGAATAAATATATTTATTCACACACGGAGACACGAGAACGAAAGAATGAGGCAGAAAGGAGCGGCTATGGCGAGTTTGCGCGCCCTTGCACACAAGCTGCAAACAGCGCTCTTGTACCACGGAATCAAAATAAAAATCAATCAAATGCAGACCTATTCCGCGAAAAATGACAGGATGGTGACGAAATACATGGTTTACGAATATCGACCTGATGAAAAACCGAAGAATGTCACTTTGCTGGAAACTTACCAGATCGCGGATGTGGTGAAGCTGCTGGCAAGCCTTTACAGCGATGGCGGATGAAAAACTTACGCCGAAGCAGAGACGATTCTGCGAAGAATATCTGAAATCCGGGAACGCGACAGAAGCAGCGAAAAAGGCCGGGTACAAAGAAACATCATGCAGAGTGATTGCGGCAGAAAACCTATCAAAACCAGCTATTTCTGCGTATATAAAGCGCAGGCTGGACGAACAGGAAGCGGCGCAGGTTGCGGATTCAAACGAAATTCTGAAATTTTACACTGCGGTCATGCGCGGTGAGATCAAAGACCAGTTCGGCATGGACGCATCTCTATCCGACCGGCTGAAAGCCGGTGACAGCCTTATGAAACGCTACGCAGCTGCTTCCGACCGCAACAGGACGACAATGGAGAAGCTTGATTCGATGCTGAAGGAGTTCCAAGATGCTGTTAAGTCCGAAACAACGTGAATTTGTAAAATACGGGACGCATCGATGGAACTTCAAGGGCGGAGCCACCAGAAGCGGGAAGACTTACCTCGATTTTCGATGGATCATACCGATCCGGATTCGTGAGCGAATCGGGAAAGATGGTCTGGCCGTCATTCTCGGCGTAACAAAATCCACGATTGAGCGAAATGTGCTGGAGCCGATGCGGAACCTGTATGGCGATATGCTTGTCGGAACAATCTCCAGCGACAACACAGCGTGGATTTTCGGGGAAAAGTGCTATTGCCTCGGTGCGGAAAAGGTTTCTCAGGTGTCAAAGATTCGCGGTGCATCGATTAAATATTGCTATGGGGACGAAGTAGCTGATTGGTCGGAAGAAGTATTCGCACTGCTGAAAAGCCGTCTTGACAAGGAATATTCTTGTTTTGATGGGACGTTCAATCCGCAATATCCTGACCACTGGCTGAAAAAATTCCTCGATAGCAACGCGGATATTTTCAGCCAGACATACACGATAGACGACAACCCGTTCCTGCCGGAATCTTTTAAAGAAAATCTGAAAAAAGAATACGAAGGGACGGTTTATTACGACCGCTACATTCTCGGCCTCTGGGTACGTGCCGAAGGACTGGTATATCCGATGTTTGGAGATGGCTGCATCACGCAGGAGATCCCGGACACCGGAGATTATTATATATCTATAGACTATGGCACGCTGAACCCGTTTTCTGCCGGGTTATGGTGCGTTGGGAAGAAATGTGCAGTCAGAATCGCGGAGATCTATTACAGCGGCCGCGAGGAAAAAAAGCAGAAAACAGATGAGGAATACTGCGACATGGTAGAACGGCTTGCAGGAGATAAGCCAATCAGGGCCGTTGTCGTGGATCCGTCTGCCGCGTCGTTCATTGAAGCGCTGCGCAGAAGGAGCGGATTTAAAGCCCGGCACGCTGACAACGACGTTTTGAACGGGATCCGCACAACGTCCGATTTCCTGCGAGATGGAAGAATCAAGATTCATGCGGGCTGTAAAGACACCATCCGCGAATTTGGGCTTTACAGGTGGGACGAAAAAGCAGAATCTGACCGCGTCGTGAAGGAAAACGACCACGCTATGGACGAAATCAGGTACATGGTGATGACGGTCTTGAAAAAGCACTTCAAAGAACACAGATTTGTGCCGGAGCTGGCGCGGTGAGGCAAAAGATGAAAACATATCAGGATTTTTTAGAGGTTGCGGAAAAGTCTGACCGGGAACGGATGGAATTTGTTCTGTCCGCGATAAATAATCACAAAGACTCGGATTTATACAAACAGGCGGTTATTGCGAAGGAGTATGACGCGCACAGGAATGTGACGATTGCTAATTTTCAAAAGCTGCTTTATACACTCAACGGGAAAGTCATTCCGGACAACTACAGTCCGAACTATAAGCTTCGGAGCAATTTCTTTGCAAATTTCATCACGCAGGAAACGCAGTATCTGCTCGGGAACGGCGTGACGCTGAAAGAAGCCGCGAACAAAGAAAAACTCGGCGCATCGTTCGACGTTCGGCTGCAGGACGCAGCGCATGCGGCCCTTGTTGGAGGCGTATCGTATGGCTTCTGGAACCTTGATCATCTTGAGGTTTTCGACGTAACAGAGTTCGTTCCGATTCTCGATGAGGAAAACGGTGCGTTGCGCTCCGGGATTAGATTCTGGCAGGTATCCGATACGAAGCCGCTTCGCGCAACACTCTACGAGCCGGACGGCTTTACACAGTTCATCCGCAGAAGCGGAAAAAACATGGAGATCCTAGAGGCAAAGCGCGGATATGTATCTGTCGAGGCAAGTTCCGAAGCGGACGGTACGGAGATCCTTGCATATCAAAACTATCCCGGCTTCCCGATTATTCCGCTCTACGGCAACCGCGCAAGGCAGTCAGAGCTTGTCGGCCAACGCGAGGCGATAGACTGCTACGATCTCATTAAGTCAGGCTTTGCGAATACAGTTGATGAGGCGTCGATCATTTATTGGACGATCTCAAACGCCGGTGGCATGGACGAGATCGATATGGCACGGTTCAAAGAGTCCATGCGGCGGATCGGCGTTGGGCTCGTGGACGACGACGGCGCGAAGGCAGAGGCTCATACGCTCACAATCCCAGTTGAAGCTCGGGAAGCGCTTCTTTCCAGAATCAGCGACGATCTTTACCGTGACGCGCAAATGCTTGATGTGGCAAAAGTGCAGGCGGGGCAGAAGACGGCGACGGAGATCATGGCGGCGTATCAGCCGATGGATAACAAGGTGGATCAATTTGAATACTGCGTGATCGAGTTCCTGCAGGCGTTGTTTAAGATCGTTGGTATTGATGACGAGCCATCCTTTATGCGATCCAAAATAACAAATCAGTTAGAACAGACGCAGATGGTGCTGCTTGCCGCGAGCTACCTTGACGACGAAACGATTCTGAGCAAGCTGCCGTGGCTTACGCAGGAGGAAATCGCAAACATTTTGAAGAGGAAAAGCGCGGAAGAATTAGAGCGATATTCCACGAAAGATATGGAGGAATAGACGTATGAGCAGCATGGTACAGGGCGATGCGTACAGTCTGGCCGTCACGGTCAAGAACAACGGGCAGGCTGTCGAGATCGACGATATTGAGAAGATCGAAATGACGCTTCTGTATTTGCAGAAGTATTACCCAGGCCAGATCACATACGCGGACGGGAAATTCTATTTCCCGCTGGCGCAGGAAGAAACATTCCGCCTGCCGAAGGTCTGCCCGATGCAGATTCGCGTGAAATTCAAAAGCGGTGACGTGCTCGGCTCCGAGAAAAAGCAGATCGACGTATCTGCCGCGCTTTCAAAGGCGGTGTTGTGATGGGCGGCATTGAATTTGAACTCAAGAACCGCGATCCGGTTGACGTTTCCTTTAACGTTTCCGTGCGTGCTGGCGGCGGCTCCGGCGGCGGCTACAACATCGGCCCCGGCCTGAAGCTGGACGCCGAAACGAACACCCTGTCCGTCGATACGGCGGACGCAGTCGAAAAGGACAACACCAAGCCCGTAACGTCCGCCGCCGTGTATACGGAGGTCGGCAACATCAACGCGCTGCTTGCGACGATTTAAGGAGAGGATTTTATGAGCACACAAACCGAAATTACCAGACTACAGACTGCGCGGAACAAGCTGCGCACATGGCTCGTCGGCCTCGGCCTTGCCGCGAGCACGGACAAGCTCGACGCGCTGGCCGACAAGGCATCGGCCATCAAAAATCAGGGCGCGGTTGACGCCAACGTCAAGGAGGGTGAGTCCTACACCATCCCCGCGGGCTATCACAACGGCTCCGGCACGGTCAAGGGCGTCTCCGGCGGCGGCAACTACAACCTGCAGGCCAAATCCGTCACGCCGACGAAGGAGCAGCAGTCCGTCACACCAGATCAGGGCTATTACGGCCTGTCCGGCGTGACAGTCGGCGCGATTCCGGAAAACTATCAGGACGTCTCCGCCACGACCGCCGCGCCTGCCGACGTGCTGGCGAATAAAGTCTTTATCGATGCGGACGGCGTAACGCAGGCAGGCACCATGCCGGACAACGGCGCGGTCGAAAAGGTTCTGGACGCTACGACCGGCAATCAGGAATACACCGTCCCGGCGGGCAAGCACTCCGGCGCGGGCAAGGTATCTGTCGCGCTGGAAACCAAGTCCGCCACGCCTGCCGAGGCCGCGCAGGACATTACGCCAACCAAGGGCAAAGTCCTCGGCAAAGTCACGGTCGGCGCGATCCCGGACAAATACAAGGACGTTTCCGGCGTGACCGCCGGAGCGGCTGACGTGCTGGACGGAAAGTTTATCGTGCTGGCCGACGGCAGCAAGGTCGAGGGCACCATGGCCAACAACGGCGCGATCGCAAAGACCATCGACGGCCTCACGCAGACCAGCGTCCAAATCCCGGCGGGCTATACCTCCGGCGGCACAGTCAGCCTGACGGACGACATCGAAAACGCCCTCGCCGCGATTTAAGGAGGCCGACATGAGCGTACAGGCAGAGATCGACCGCATTAGCACGGCAGTCGGCGCGGCATATGACGCAGTGGAGGCCAAAGGAGGCACAGCCCCTGCGGCACAGACCATCGAAGGGCTTGCCGCAGCAGTCGGTACGATTCAGACCGGCATAGCTCCGCAACTGGTCGTAACGGTATCTGCCGGTGCGACCGTCACGGCGACAAATGGCTCCAAAACAATTACCGGAACATCTGACAGCACCGGCGTTTGCACGCTTATCGTGCCGGAAGCCGGAACATGGAGCGTATCCGCGACGCTGGACGGGAAAACATCTGACACAAAAGCCGTAACTATCACGGACAGTTACGCGGTGTCGCTTAATTTTGTATATCCGACACTGAATAAAAATACTTGGGAAACAATAAAAGATATATCCGACGCGGGACAGGGCGCGAACTATTGGAGCGTCGGTGACCGAAAGGCTGTAACGCTAAATGGCACGGTTGGACAGCTTACACTATCTAATTACACAACATATGCGTTCATTATTGGATTTAACCATAACGCGAGCCTAGAAGGGGAAAACCGTATCCATTTCCAACTTGCAAAGACCGCGCTCTCCGGCGGTACGGACGTGTGTTTCTGCGATAGTTACTATACCTCGCCCGTTTCGACAACCGGCTATTTCTCTATGAACAGTAGTGCAACGAACTCCGGCGGATGGGCGAGCTCGCAAATGCGTACAAATATTTGCGGGACAAGCCTCTCGAGTTATTCCGGAACGATTATCGCAGTCATTCCGGCGGCGCTCCGTGCAGTCCTAAAGTCCGTTACCAAGTACACGGACAATACGGGAAATAATAGCACATCCGCGATCGCGGTCACGGCGACAAAGGATTACTTTTTCCTCCTCTCGGAGTTTGAGGTTTTCGGGAGCATTTCGAGAGCAAACTCGAACGAGGCGAGTAAGCAAGCGCAGTACACCTATTATTCCGCTGGAAACAGCAAGGTAAAGTACAAGCACAACGGAACGAGTGCCGCCGCTCGTTGGTGGCTCCGTTCTCCGCTTGCGAGCAACTCCGACGGTTTCGAGAATGTGAACACCAACGGGACAGTCGAAGACCGCACCGCGCGCGCTTCCTTCGGCTTCGCGCCCGGCTTTTGCGTATGAGGGAGAAGCGCATGGAATATATCGTGTATAAGCGGTTCCGTGGGAATGGCATCGATGGAGCATTTAATCTCCGGTACGGAACTGTTGTATCGGAGATTGAAGGGTTCCTGTTTGCAGCAGACGGCAGGCGGATATGCGCTGCGACGTCCGAAAACGGGTGGGAGCATTTCAGGCCGAACACGCAGGAAGGTGCCGAGCGGCAGAAAATGCTGAACGATCTGTACCGATGGTACAGAAAAAACGGCTGCGGTGAAGATTTTACGGATGAAAAATGGCCGGGGCAGGAAAACGGCTACTGGAAAAATCGGTTGAGAACAGCAAACACAGAGCGATTAGAGAAAATCTATCAAGAGAAATTTGGAGGGACACCATGTATGCAGTAAAACAGGATGGCGCATTTGCCGGGTATGCAGACAACATTGTGCTCATCCGATTGCACGGCAACGGTTGTTATGTCCCGTGCAAGGAAGCCGAGGCCGAGGGCTTTTGTGCGAAGATGGCTGTGACTATTACAGATGAAGAAGGGACTGAGCATCAGGTGCTTTCGGACATGGTGTTTCATCTCGCAGACCATACGCTGAAAGGCACTGAGCCAGAAGGCAGTTATGATGAAATGGGCGCGGCATTGCCACTCACAGATGCAGAAACAGCGGCGAAAATTTTACTTGGGGAGACAGATTGATGAGTTACACAGAAAGAGCCAGAGCATTGAGACCCTATATTGAAAAAGCGTCTATTAGCTTACCCGATGAGGATGCACTGCAAGCAGTAGAGTTATTCCCACAGTGGGTGACAGGCCATTCTTACGCGGTCGATGATCGGCTGCAATACAATGGCGTATTATATCGCGTGGTGCAGGCGCATACCTCACAGGCAGACTGGACACCGGATATTACACCGGCACTGTTTGTGATCGTTTCACTAGAGGAATGGCCGGAATTTGTGCAACCTACGGGTGCGCATGATGCCTACAATAAGGGTGACAAGGTGACGTTTGAAGGCAAGCATTACATCAGCTTGATTGACGGGAATGTATTTTCACCAGCGGAATATCCGGCTGGTTGGCAGGAACAGGCGTAATTTACGAGAAGAAGGGAGAACACCATGGACACCAAGACCATCATCGTCACGCTCGTCTGCGCCGTGCTTGGCGGGGCGGATAGAAATGTATGAGCACAAGCAACACCGCCGGGCAGAAAATGACAGACGCAGAGCTCGCAAAGCTTGAAAAGCGGATTGCTGCGATATACAGGGAAGCGTATAACGATCTGACGGATACGATCAGGGATTACTTCGGTAAATTTGCAGCGCGTGACGCGGTGGAAAAGGCACGCATGGATGCTGGGGAGATCTCGGAGGATCAATACAAACTGTGGCGTGCTGCTCAGATTGGACGCGGGAAGCGGTTTGAAGCGCTAAGGGATAAAGTCGCAGAGCGAATGACGAATGCAAACGCAACCGCAATCGCCTATATCAACGACGCAACGCCGGGGATTTACAGCCTGAACAGGAACCTAGCAGCCTATATGATCGAGCAGGTGGCGGGGGACGTTGGATTCGATCTCTGGGATGAGCGGGTTGTGAAGCGCCTGATTGCCGAGCAGCCGGGCCTTATGCCATCATACCCGGAGAAGCGAGCACTCAAACGTGGGATTGATCTTGCATACGGGAAAAAGCAGATCACGGCCAGTGTCACCAGCTCCATCTTGCAGGGCCGGAGCATCAAAGGCATGGCGGATGATCTGCAAAGCCGCATTACCACCATGAACCGCGACAGCGCCATCCGGACGGCCCGCACAGCCGTCACCGGCGCACAGAACGCCGGGCGGCTGGATTCCTATTATGCTGCCGAGAAAATGGGAATCAAGTGCAGAAAACAATGGATGGCGACGCTCGACGGAAGAACCCGCCACTCCCACGCCATGCTCGACGGCGAGATCGTGGACAACGACAAAAAGTTCTCCAACGGCTGCCGCTACCCAGGTGACCCGAACGGCCCACCGTCCGAAATCTATAACTGCCGCTGCACGCTGGTATCTGTGATAGAGGGAATTGACACTTCCAAAGGACAGCGCCGCGCCAGAAATCCTGAGACAGGGGAAAATGATCTGATTGAAAACATGACATATGCAGAATGGGCGGGGTGGAAGCAAGGGACAAATAAAGTTGCAGATGGCGAGGAATCTGCTATAATAAAAACATACAGACAGTTTGACACCGGCGATGCGGCAAATAATTTCTTCTATTATGACGGAGATGAACGTGGGCTGCTTGCGAAGAAGCGCAGCAAGCATGCGCAATGGCAAAAGTCTTTGACGGAAGATGAAGATTACGCTATCGGCGATTATACCGGCGGCGGGTATTACGACATAAACTCATATTTGCGCAAAACTGGCGATTGGGAAAATATCAATGCTGAATTTGTTAAACAGCAAATAAAAGGGCTTGATAGCGCAATAAGCCGATATGAGTTAAAAGATAATATTCGTGTCCAGCGCGGCGTGATGAACGACGTTGTTGATAGGCTCGTGGAAGATAATGACGTTCAGGATAGTTTGAGTGAACTCATAGGAAAAAAATTTCGAGAATCGGCGTATTCCAGCACGACGGCTGTCCGAAACAATGGTGTTGCAACTGCAAAACCGACAATCCTTGATATCGAAATTCCCGCTGGAACGGGTCGCGGAGCATATGTCAATCAGCTTGCTGGGCAGTTCCAAGATACTGAGTACGAATTTTTACTTAAGCGCGGATCAACATTTACGATTAAGGAAGTCCGCGAGGACGAAATCATGGGCGAATACCATTATTACATAAGGATGGTGATGGACGTTGAGTGAGTACGCAAAAAAGTTGCGCGAAAAACACGCTTTGCAAGAGAATGGAGACCTTGGAGCCGTGTTCGCAAAATGTGAAAAGCTTGGCTGTTCTCGGGATTTTGTGAAATCGTTTATTACGCGAGCGGAATTGCTCCCCATGAAGCAGACTTTAGCGTTTTTGGAAAACAAAGATGCGAACAGCGAGAACCTAAAACGATGGAGTACGCTTATATGCACACTCATTGAGCAGAAACCAGAATCCGAAAAGAAACGCGAATGGAAACGGTGTTTGAAGGTGATCGGCGATGAACGTTGAATTTATCGACAATTCCGAAGAAGTGAAATCCGCTATGCACGACGCGCTGATTCGCGCCCTCGAAAAGATCGGCATGACGGCTGAAAAGTACGCGAAGCGGCTTTGCCCGGTGGACACCGGCAATCTGAGGAACAGTATCACGCACCGCGTAGATGAAGGGGAACCGGCTTCATACATCGGAAGTGACACGGAATATGCCGCATACGTCGAACTCGGAACCGGTAAGTATTATCCGGGCGGAAGACCTACGCCGTGGGCGTATCAGGACGCAAAGGGGGACTGGCACTGGACGGCGGGCAATAAAGCGCAGCCATATTTGAAGCCCGCAGCGGCGAACTATGCGGCGCAGTACCGGAAAATCGTCGAAGATGAGATGAAAAACGGATAAAGATTGCGTCCCAGAGCCATAAATATACGGTATAAGTGTGGTAACAGCAAGGAAATGACTGTTGCCACATTTTTTGTTCTGTCGCGGCAAAGCACCGCCGACAAGGGAAAGGAAGATAGGACATGGCACTGACGCGCAAGCTCCTGAAGGGCATGGGGCTGACAGAAGAGCAGATGGATACGATCATTGAGGCGCACACCGATACCGTAGACGGGCTGAAAAGCGACCTTGCACGGTATAAGGCAGACGCCGAAAAGCTCCCCGGAGTACAGGCGGAGCTTGAAAACCTGAAAGCCAAAGGCGACGATGGCTGGAAGGATAAGCACGACAAGGTCAAAAAGGAATTTGACGACTACAAAAGAGAACAGATGCAGAAGGAAACCAAGTCCGCGAAGGAAACCGCGTATCGGGAACTTTTGAAGTCTGTGGGTATCAGCGAAAAACGAATTGATTCGGTTTTGAAGGTCACCGATCTTTCTTCGGTTGAATTGGAAGACGGAAAGATCAAGAACGCCGATGATTTGAAGAAGTCCATCAAGGAAGAGTGGGCAGATTTCGTTGTTACCACGAAACAGAAGGGCGCGGACACCAAAGATCCGCCCGCAAACAACGGCGGCGCTATGAGCCGGGACGACATCTTCAAAATCAGGGACGCGTCTGAACGGCAGGCAGCAATTGCCGCAAATCTCAATTTGTTCGGAAAGGAAGAATAATATGGCAGCAAAAAACAACCTGACCATGACGAGCGACGTTCAGGTAACCGCTCGTGAAATCGATTTTGTAACCCGCTTTGCGCGGAACTGGCAGCACCTGCGCGACATTCTCGGCATTATGCGCCCCATCAAAAAGCAGCCGGGAACCGTCCTGAAATCCAAGACTGCAAGCGTGACGCTCGCGCAGAGCGTCGGCGAGGGTGAAGAGATTCCCTACTCCAAAGCGACTGTCATTGAAAAGGACTACGCCAACATCAACGTCGAGAAGTACGCAAAGGCTGTTTCCATCGAGGCGATCAAGGAATACGGCTATGACGTTGCCGTCGCCCTGACCGACGAGGCATTCCTGTATGAGCTGCAGACCAATGTCACCAATCGGTTCTACGATTATCTGAATACCGGCCTGCTGACCGTCAGCGAAACCAACTGGCAGCGCGCGCTTGCAATGGCGAAGGGCGCTGTTATCAACAAGTTCAAGCAGATGCACCGCACCGCGACCAACGTTGTTGGCTTCGTGAACGTGATGGATCTGTACGATTACCTCGGCGGCGCCGATATCACCATCCAGACTGAATTCGGCTTCCAGTACATCAAGAACTTCATGGGCTATAGCACCGTGTTCCTGCTGTCTGACGATGAGATCAAACGCGGTCGTGTTATTGCGACTCCGGTCGAGAACATTGTCCTGTACTACATTGACCCAGCTGACAGCGATTTCGCCCGTGCCGGTCTCGACTACAGAACCGACGGAGAAACCAACCTTGTCGGTTTCCATGTGCAGGGCAACTACTCCACTGCGGTCTCCGAGTCCTTTGCGATCATGGGCATGACCCTGTTCGCGGAGTATCAGGACGGCATTGCCGTTGCTGACATTGACGAGACCCCGTCGCTCGGCACGCTGACGGTTACCTCTGCGGCGGGCACGGCGACAGGTGACACGAAGATCACGGTAACGCCCGCGAAGGAAGCAAGCGGCAACGTCTACAAGTACAAGGTAGGCGATTCGGCTGAGACTGTCACCTACGGCCAGAACGTCAGAACGTGGCCGACGTGGGACGGCAAGTCCGATGTCACGGCAGCGACGGGCAAGAAGATCACAGTCGTTGAGGCTGACGCGACCTATAAAGCGCAGAAGGCCGGAAACGCGACGGTAACGGCGAAGTAAGGAGGCGGCAGCGCAATGCTAACCGAATTGTGCGGGGTTCTGCGGAACTGGTTTGAAACGGATCGGATCAGCGGAACGTACACAGTAGAAAACGGCAGCATTGCGCTGCCGTTCCTGCAAGAAGGGCAATTCTTCCGGATTGTCGGCTCTGTTTTCAACGACGGAGTTCACCAATACCCGGATTACGGGATGGCCGATGAGACCTTTGATGGATCTGTCTGGCCGATGGCCGTCCCATCCGCTGTCCTCGCCCTCGAAGCTGAGATCAGAGCATGGCAAGAGAAAAACGGGGACGCGGCAGCAAGCCCGTTCACATCGGAAAGCTTCGGCGGGTATAGCTACTCGAAGGGATCGAGCGGAAGCACGTCCGCGAGCGGGGCCGTGACATGGCAGACGACGTTCAAATCGCGCATGAACCAGTGGAGGAAGATCTGATATGAGTTTACTTGATGATTTTGCCCGCCCGTGCGTACTGCTCGAAAAAAGCCGGACGCCGGACGGAGCGGGCGGTTACGTCACGATATGGACGGACGGGGCGGAATTCGCAAATTACCAGATGCTCGATACGTCCATGGAGGCTCGCAGAGCGGAGAAGGAGGGCGTGACAAGCGTTTACTCGGTGCTTGTGCAAAAAGCCGTACCAATCGATTATAACGACTTCTTCCGCGACAAGGCGACCGGCGAGACGTACCGCGTCACGTCCGAGCCAAAGGACAAGCAAACACCGAAGTCCGCAAGCTTCGATCTGAAATACTTCACTGCAGAAAAGAAAGCGCTGCCAACATGACGAAAGACAAAGCATTGCATGCGTGGTTCTCGCAATTTCTCACGGCATACCCCACATCAAGTGTCCCGGACGATGCCGTTTTTCCGTGGCTGACCTATGAGCTGATTACCGGCGCGTGGGACAGCGGGGAAATCGGCCTGACAGTGAATCTCTGGTACTACACAACGCAGGAAGCAGAACCAAACGCGAAAGCGCAGGAAATCTCGGACGCTATCGGCTTGGGCGGCGTGTTTGTGCCGTGTGACGACGGCGCAATCTGGATCAAGCGCGGATCTCCGTGGTGCCAGAACGTCCGGGACGATTCTGATGCAAATATCAAGCGGCGGTATTTGAACGTCACAATCGAATACATTACCGCGAACTGAAAGGACTGATTTCATGGCGAAATTTACAAAAATTCCGGCGGATACGTTTAAGCAGCTGCAAATCAATGCTGGCGTTGTTTTGAGCGAATTTACGCCTGCAACCGGAACGTTTGAACCGGAGAACCAGATCGGCGCAACTACCGGAGGCGTTACATTTTCCGCGACACCGACGTATTCTGACTACGGCTCGGATGTGGATAATTGCCCCAAGAACACAATGGAAATGAAGCGGATGGACGATGTCGAAGTGAAACTTTCCGGTACATATGTAACGGCTACGACTGCCTCCGCGAAATCTCTTATGGCGGCGGCTGACATCGACGGCACAGATACGACAAAGGTTGTTCCTCGGCGCGATCTTTCACCGACTGACTTTGCGGACATCTGGCTTGTGGGTGATTATTCCGACAAGAACGGTGCGACAAACGGTGGTTTCATTGCTATTCGTCTTATGAACGCGCTATCGACCGGCGGATTCCAGCTGAAAACCGCCGACAAGGGCAAGGGGCAGATGGCGTTTGAGTACACGGCGCACTATTCGATGTCAAAGCAGGACGTTGTGCCATATGAGGTTTATATCAAAGCCGGTACGGCTGAAATGTAAGGAGAAGAAAGTATGAAATTTTCGGAACTTAGCACGGATAGGGCGGCTGACGTTCTTTGCGAGGTCAGCGTGTGCGCGCTCAACATCCTGACCGACGATGAGCTGCGGGAGAGTCTGAAAGCACAGATCGACGCGGAGAAGCCGCAGACGGCGGGAGAACGGTACGCGATCGGTGCGCAGAAGATCGGTCAGTGGATTCCTCTGATTCTGAAAAAGCACCGGGAAGATACGCTTGGTATTCTGGCTGCGATCAACGAAACGACTGTTGAGGCGATCAAAAAGCAGAGCGTCCTAAAAACCATGTGGCAGATTCAGGAGATCGTCAAGGACAAGGATATGCAGAATTTTTTCAAATCGTGCGCGTCGGAGGCGAAAGCGTAACGCTTGCGCTTCTGGCAGCTCCAAAGATAAGCGCGGGAGGGCTGATTCGCCTTTTGCCGATTTTGGTAAAGCGGCAGCAGGAAGAATCAGCCTTCCGTATTTATACGGCGGAGTGTTTGCGCACAATGACGGAAAACACAGCGAAATTCGCGGGCGGCAGCTTTGTGCAGGCAAAATATTCCGATCTGATAGACCCGAAGCCGCAGGACAACCGAACCTGCGAAGAGATCACCGCCGAGGTTGTTAAGCGGTGCGGATTGGTGGTGAAGCATGAATCTATTTGAACTTTTTGTAAAAATCGGCGCGGACACGTCTGAAGCGGACAAGGGCATCGACGAAACCGGGAAGAAAACATCCGGCCTCGGCGAGAAGATTAAAAACGGCCTTGCCACTGTCGGCAAGGCTGCGGTAGTCGGCGTGACGGCAGCGGCGACGGCAATCGGCACGATTGGAACAAAGGCAATCCAAGCATATGCGGACTACGAGCAGCTTGTCGGCGGCGTAGAGACGCTTTTTAAGGATAGCCAAGATAAAGTTATGGAGTACGCAAACAACGCGTACAAAACCGCTGGGCTGTCTGCGAATGAGTACATGGAGACGGTGACAAGCTTTTCTGCATCCCTGCTGCAGTCTCTCGATGGGGATACCAGTGCAGCGGCAGAAAAAGCAAACCTGGCGCTGACTGATATGTCCGACAACGCGAACAAAATGGGCACGGACATGACATCAATCCAGAACGCATATCAGGGGTTCGCAAAAGCAAATTACACCATGCTCGATAACCTGAAGCTCGGCTACGGCGGTACGCAGGCCGAAATGCAGCGGCTGCTTGAAGACGCGGAGAAAATCTCCGGCATCAAGTACGACATTTCCAGCTATGCGGATATCGTGGACGCGATCCATGTCGTGCAGACCGAAATGGGCATCACCGGCACGACTGCAAAAGAAGCCGCGTCCACGATTCAAGGCTCGTTCGGCATGGTAAAAGCCGCGTTGCAGAACCTTGTGACCGGACTCGCAGACCCGAATCAGGATCTCGGGACCCTCGTCGGGAACTTTATAGATTCCGTTGTTGTCGCAGGAAACAACCTAATTCCGCGTATTCAGGAATTACTGCCGCGTATCGTGGAGGCGGTTTCTGCGCTGATGGGCACCGTAAGCACGCAGCTGCCGGGCATACTCGGATCCACCCTCCCCTCGCTTATCGAGGGCGCGTCAAATCTGGTCACCGGGCTTATGTCCGCGCTCCCGGAAATCCTTACCGTTCTGGGCGATATCGCGCCGACCGCCATTGGAATTCTCGTTCCGGCGCTGCTGGAGCTGCTGCCGGAGATCGTACAAACCGGAATCGATGTGATCGCCTCGCTGGTGCAGGGCATCGCAGACGCGCTCCCGGAGCTGATCCCGGCGGCAACAGAAGCAATCATAAAAATCGCCGAAACGCTGACCGATCCTGGCAATCTCGGGAATTTGGTAGATGCGGCGCTTGAGATCATCCTCGCTCTGGCAGACGGGATCATTGACGCTGTCCCGCGTCTGCTCGAAGTTGCGCCTAAAATTATCGAGAATCTCGTTACCGCGCTTATAACAAATTTCCCCAAAATCATTGAATCCGGCGCAAAACTTGTCATGTCGCTCGTCAACGGCCTGATCAAATCCATCCCGCAGCTTGTCGCAGCTGCGCCGAAGCTTATCATCGGCATTGTGAACGGGATCATTGCGAACCTTCCGCAGATCATTTTGGCGGGGCCGCAAATCATCATGGCGCTTATTGAGGGCCTTATTAGCGCAATCCCCGAATTGATTCTGGCAATTCCAACGCTGATCCAATCGATTGTAGATACGTTCCTCGGCTACGATTGGGGCAGCATCGGAACGAATATCGTTGATGGTATCAAAAACGGATTCCTGCACATGTGGGAGAGCCTAAAGCGGACGGTAAGCGATATGGTCAATGGACTTGTGAGCGGCGTCAAGAGCATCCTCGGTATTGCGTCCCCGTCTAAGGTCTTCGCCGGAATCGGCGGCTACATGGCAGAAGGACTTGGTCAGGGGTTTGACCGCGAAATGACTGACGTTCGGAAGAATATCGAGGATCAAATGACTTTCGGCACAACGTCCTTCTCTGTATCCGGTGTGGCAAAGTCCTCTGTCGGCGTCGTGAACGGCCTGCTTGCCAACAACCAGCCCGGAACGCCAATGCAGATCAACCTTGTACTCGACGGACAGACGATAGCAAGAGCAATATTCGATCCGCTGCGGGGCGAGATCGTACAAAGGGGTGTATCGCTTGCGTAGGATTAAAATCACGGACGGAACAAACACGGTCACGCTTCTGCGCGATCTCGTGTTCACGATTCAGCCGAAGGATATTGGCGCAACCGCGACAATGGCATCCGGAAAGACGGTTATGGATATCATCGGGGTAAAAAATGAATTGAAAATCCCGACGGGCTGGCTTTCTGTCGCCGATCTCCGAAAACTCCGCAGCATGATCAACACGAAACATGTGTTGAGCGTGACATACCCGGATGTAGACGGCGACAAAACAAGGGATTTCCTTTTTGAACAGCCGGAATACAAGGCGATCATCTACGATGAGGACGGCGTATCGCAGTGGTGCGGCGTCACGATCTCCGCGACACAGCAAGGGGTGGATTGATGCAGAAGGTATCGAGCAATTACGCACCGTTTACACCGGTGCGTGAGGTCGGCATGCTTGTCCGGTTTTACATTGTTGACCCGTCGGCAAAGAAGAACGGTACGGCCTCTGCATCTGATTCGGCACCAGGCACAAGCGCCGCCGAAACGATCAGCGACAGAGAAACCATATCCGGGAAGTTTGCTGGGCTTGAATTGAACCGGTGGGTTCTGGATGGGACAATCGATATTCCGAACGATAGCTTTGACGGGCAGCATGTAGGCTGGTGGAGCGGAGTAGTATCAAACGAGAGCGCCGAAATGGCAAGCATAATTACGTTTGAATTCTCCGCGCCGGTATCCACGATTGGTTGGGCGATGCTGTTTGATGAAAAAATGAACCAATACCCGGCGCAGATCACAATTACCGCATATGCGAGCGACGGAGCGGCGGTCGCAACCGGAACAAAGATGATCACGCAGGCGCGGCAGAACATCAGCATGACTGCCGCAAATTACACAAAGCTGACGATTCGATTTGACAAGACGCTCCTGCCAAAGACACGCGCCCGGCTGCGGCAGATCGATTTCGGCCTGACGGAAACCTACGAAAACGACACAATGGCCGACGTGAAGATTATAGAGGAAGCATCCGTTTCCTGCGAATCGTTCCCGTCCCGGCAGATTTCCTTTACATTTGACAACGCGGATCATCGGTACAACATTCTGAACCCGGACGGCGTTTTCTCCGTGATTCAGGATGGCCAGAAATTGCTTGCCAGATGCATTGTAAACGGAGAGAGCATAGACGTTGGCGAGTTCTTTTTTACATCCGTTACAGCACGCGATTCCGGCGTTACGGCACAGCTTGTCGGAAACGATATGGCTGCGACACTCGATCGCGCAACCTATGAGGCCGGAAACGCTACCGCGTGCAAGCTCCAGACTGTAGTTGCGTCCGTACTGGAAGGATACGACGTCACTGTGATCTACGGCGGCGGCGCAGACGAAAGAACGGTAGTCCCTGCGATCCCTCGGAAGACGACGAGACGCGAGGCGATCCGGATTCTGGCACAGGCCGCAATGTGCTCCGCGTGGTTTGATCGATCCGGAAACCTGCACATCGCGGAGCTTTCAGCAGGCGCAGTATTGGGAAAAATAACGCCGGATGAGCTTTATAACTATGACGGTGTGTCCATATCGGAAGCGGTTGATTGCGTAGAGCTGCACGTTAAGAGCGACTACGCGAATATCGATACGACAATCACCGCCGGGAGCGGCAAAAACATCAAGAGCGTAAATAACCCGTGCGTAGCGCCTGCAAACTATCAGAGTGTGGCCGCGTGGCTGCTTGCGCAGTATAATCGCCGAAAGATCTACAGCGTGAAAAACCGGGGCAATCCGGCGCTCGAAACCGGCGACACCATCAAAATCTCCGACGCATTCGCACAAAACGAAAATGCTGTGCAGACCGGTATGGAACTGACGTTCAGCGGAGGCGGAATTTATGCCGTAACGAAAGGAGTTGGCGCATGAGTACCATCATTGACACCCTCGTCACCGACCGGACGCAGGCGGATGTGGAGCGCGTCAAGGCGCTTGCCACGAAAGGCTTTGCGGCCATGACTGCAGCCGAGCGGGCGGAATGGCTGGCCGGGATGAAGGGCGCGTATAACGCAAGCGACATGAACCGCGTGGGAACAGCCCTGAATTATCTGGCGGGCCGCCTCGGCGCGATCTGCGGCAAGAGTATCGCGTGGACGGCAAAAACCGATTGGGCCGTAACGGACATTATAACGGCCTCACAGGCTGAGACATACCGGCAGCAGATACAGGATATCCGCGATGCGCTTGCGTATCATGCCGGAACGCCGGACGCGCCGCAGATGAAACTCCTGACCTACACCGGCGCAAACGATATCGAGCGCATCCTGACGCTCTGCGAAGAATTGATCGTCAACGTTGCAAAATCTTTTCGCTACACCGGCGCGGCGGAGTGCGCCGCAGGAGGATTGCTGACATGAAAGACAGACAACCGACGCAGGTTCTTGCGAACGGCGCGATCCGGTACGGCTTTTATAACGCCGACGGAACCCTGAATCACTACGAATATCTCAAGCGAGACGACGCCCCGACCGAAGAGGGCACGCCGCTCAATAAGGCAAATTTACTCTCCGATGCTACTGCGGCCAAGATCTGGCCGAACGCAAGTACCCGCCCGGAAGACCCGACGGTCAGCGAGGCGCTTGCAGAATTGCAGAAAGGCACCGTGAAAGTCGGCGATATCCTTATGACGGTAAGAGCGAAACCATCCGATGCGTGGCTTTTATGCAATGGCCAAGCCATCACAAGATCTGCCTACCCGAAGCTGTTTGAACTCTTGCGGCCGGCGGCGTCTCCGGCTCCATGGACGAGCAAGCCTGTAACAGGGATCAATCAGGATACAAACATAATAAGATACGCAAATGGAAAGTGGTTTGCCTTCCCCTACAACCAGTCCGGTTCCAAAATGCACATGTATGTATCGAGTGATACAGATGTATGGGTAGATTATCCGTTTAGCGATACGCTCGGTGACAGTGAGCATATTGCAGATATTGCAGTATGCTATAATCCGCTCAAAGGCGTCTACCGTATGGCTATCGTAAAAGCAGACTCTATGTCAAATTACTGTGTGTCCTATACTATCTCGGAAGATCTTCAGACCGTATCGAAGAACAACTGGATATGGAGCAGCGGCAACAATGATATTTACAAATTAGAACTATATGCTTCGAGTAGCGGCAATGTGTACTGCTTTCGATCTAATAGTTCTTCAAGTGATTACATTAGTGGAGTAGTATACGAAGACCGTATAACCGCAAGTAGTTCTGGAAAGTGGAACGACGTAAATAGCTCTGTAGACGCAATAAGCTACGACGAGACCTCAAGGCAGTTTTGCTGGACGTATCGCCGAAATATCTACATGGCAGAAGAATTAAGCCGGAACGCTTCGGAGTATCTAATTGGAACAATTCCAGATGCTGCTGTTCCAAGCGGCATACAGGGTTATGCTATTTGGAAGTATATATGTGCATCTATAGGTACGATTATTGCGATATATCAAAATGAAGGCTTGAAGTACGCCTACACACTTGATAATGGAACAACATGGCACATTGGAGCGGAAGCAATCTCTACAGGCTCAACAGACTATATATACACACAGACACAGTCTGGATTCGAGTTTGTGTCAGGCTTACTGCTATTTACGGTCTCCATAGACGGTACTAGATACATCTGCAGCGTTTCCGACCCGGAAGATAAGGTATACAAAATTAGTGGTATCTTTGATGGTGCATTATCACCTGCCGCTTTAGCGGCACAGCCGCCAAAAACTGGAACAATATCTATATGCAATTATAACGACTTAGCGAAACCGGTTCCAACGATTATACCAGATAGCCGTAGCCACGCATACATCAAGGCGCTGGAGGAATAACCCGTGAAGGACAGAAAACCGACGAAAGTCCTGCAAAACGGCGCGGTACAGTATTCGGTGACCAGAGTCTCCATGGGTGTGACTGCGACCAGAGAAGAATGGGTTCGCCCAGAGGATGAGCCATTGGAGTCTGGGACACCACTTACCAAAGAAACGCTATTATCGGGAGAAGCGGAGGAGATCATATGGCCAGGGAGCGGGAAGCCTGCAAATCCGACCGTAAACGACGCGCTGGACAAGCTGACAGGAGCGAAGGAAGTTGGTGATATCCTCACAACCGTCCGCATTCTCTCTGCCCCATGGCATGAATGCGACGGATCTCGCTTCTCGCGTATGTCCTACCCGGCGCTTTATGCAGTCCTCGGCGGCACGACGCTGCCGAGCATCAGCTATTCAAGCGACACCACTACCTACATCAAAATGGCGGACGATTAGCCCGGCAAAATAAAAGAGAAAGGTACGGAAAAATGGACAGCAAAACCATCATCGTTACCCTCGTCTGCGCCGTGCTCGGCTCGTCCGCGCTGACGGCGGTCGTCAACGCCGTCGTTGGCGCGATACAGAAAAAGCGCGGCAAGGCCACGACGCAGGAAACGCATCTAGCCGAGATCGACAAAAAGCTCGGGAAAATGCAGGAGCATCAGGATGAGCAGTATTTGGCTATCCTCCGCCTCACGATCATGAGCGAGGAAATGCCAATGGCTGAACGTCTGATTGCCGGGCAGAAATACGTCAAGCTGGGCGGGAACGGCGATGTGAAAAAGTTCCTGCACCAGCTGGAGGCGCAATGCGGACATAGCAATGGAATTCAGTAAAAAATGGCTGATTTGCAGCGCGCTCGTCAGCATCGCGCTCATCATCGCCTGCGCGGCAGGCGCAGACCTGACGGAGATCACGCTTGCGGTGCTGGCTGAAACAACGGCTTCCAGCGGCTTTTACCTCTGGAAGGCAAAAAACGAGAACCGCGCGAAGTACGCGCAGAAGTACATGGATAAATGGGCCGAAAAATACGGCCCGGAAGCGGCAGCACGCATCGCAGAGATCGTGCTGAAAGATTGAAAGGAGCATACATATGGAAAACATCAAGAAGCGGCTCGGCAATCTGCTGAGCGTAAAATCCATCGTCACGCTGGTGCTGACGGCAGTATTTGCGTACATGGCAGTCGCCGGGAAGATCTCGCAGGACTTTATGATGGTGTACACCGTCGTGATCGCGTTTTACTTTGGCACACAGAGCCAGAAAGCGCAGGACGCCATCGATGCGGCAAGCAAACCGCAGGAGGACGCGCAGAAATGAGCATCATGAAAGCCTCCGAGCTCGTCAGGCGGCACATCGACGTTGCAAAGAATTACAAAACCGTGTACATGTGGGGCTGCTTCGGCTCTCCGGTCACGGATGGGATCATCACTGAGAAGGCAAAGCAATACCCGGACTGGTACGACGCCGCAAAGCAGGCCAGATTCCGCGGGCTGATCGGAAAGGGCTACTTTGGCTTTGACTGCGTGAATCTCACAAAGGGGATCCTGTGGGGATGGAACGGCAACAAAAATGCCTACCACGGCGGCGCCCGCTACGCCGGAAACGCGGTACCAGACGTCTCCGCAGACGGCATGATTGCCAAGTGCAAGGACGTATCCGCATCCGGCTGGGATAAGCTCGTTCCCGGCGAGGGCCTGTGGATGCCCGGCCACTGGGGCCTGTACATCGGAGACGGCTTGGCCGTTGAGTGTACGCCCATTTGGGATAATGGCGTGCAGATCACCGGCGTCGGCAACATCGGCGTAAAGGGCGGCTACAACAGCCGTGTATGGAAGAAGCACGGCAAGCTCCCGTGGGTGGACTACGACACGGAAACCGTCGACAAGGCCGTCGAGGACGCCAAGAAGACCATCAAGGCAAAGGCCGGACTTGCGGACAACACGATCAAATATCTCGCCGACTACAAGTACGGCGACGATCTGCTGAAAAAGCTGGCTGCTGCCATGAGATAAAACATGCCAGGACGGCGGGCCGAAGGGAGTGACGAAAGCATAACTGCGCGGCTGGCTCTGCCGAAGGAGCTGGAACACCTCACGCGCAGCGACTGGGAGCGCGTCACTGACGAGGGCATACTGGATCAGATCGATCAGCAGATCGTGAAGCTTTATATCGTGCGCAGGCTCCCGCAGATGGACGCCGCCGCCGAGATCGGCGTCGACCGCAAAACCATCTCCCGCCGCCTGCCGCACATCTACAACACCGCCCGCCGTCTGGTACAAAGCAGCCCGCCCTGAGCATTACGCTCCGGGCGGGCTTTTTTACATTCAAATCATATTTTTTCAGCCGAAGGTTGCTCTGCTGGCATGTTTTGCCGCATATACGCATCGATCCATTTGCGGATCAGTTCATTCGGGGTCGTACCGTTGGCTTTCGCCGTAGCCTTAAAGGTTTCCGCGATCTCCCGTTTTAGCTTGCAGGAAATCACGGACATGTTTTCTGCATCCCACTTGTTGCGAGCGCGGCGCTGGGTGTCAGTCGGCATAGCATACCTCCCGCGCGCAGATGTTCGCCGCATTCAACGCGGCAGAAATCAGCGCTTCGGCGTCCACGCCCAGAACGCCGGAGATTGACCGCAGAACGCCCAAGACATCCTCCGGGGTGTCAATGGACGCATCGTCCATTGTGCCGTCGGAAAACTGCCAGCAGAAGCCGTCAGCGGTCACGGAAAAATACACGCGGCTGCCAAAATCGCCGCAGGACGTGTCGTCGACATCAACGGTGACAAGCTGGCCGTTAAGGTCGACAACGATACCGCCGGAAAACTGCCAGTAACCTCCGCCATTGTTTGCAGTGTCTGGGTCATAGTGGGGATTTGTCTGCGCTCCCCACGCGGAAACGATATTAAACATGTCTGCCATCCTCCGATTTTTTGTCGTGTTTGTTTTGCTTTGTGTCTATGGCTATATTATATACTGTAATACCGTATATGTCAAGAGGCTTTCAAAATATTTTATAAAAAATAAAAACAAAAGTCCCCACAAATGGGACAGAAATGTCCCGGAACTGTCCCCCATAAAAACCGGGAAAGCCGCACAATGAGAGTAGGAGCTGGCCAGCTTACTACTTTTACCGGAGGATTTTTTATGGAATACGCAAGCAAGGGACTCGCGGGGACTGCGCTGGGCTTTGGCATCGGCGGCGCCGCGCTGGGTCTGGCAAACGGCGGACTCGGCAATCTGCTGGGCGGCCTCAACCAGAACAAGAGATCGGAAGCCGCTGATGTTGCTGCGGCAGTCACGCCTGCCATGACGGTCGCCGCCATGCTCGCCGCACGGCAGCAGGAGCCGACGTGCAGCGAGAACATGCCGGTCACGCGCTACGATCTTGACCGGGAGCAGAAGCTGGCCGCGAAGGACAGCGAGATCGCGCTGCTCAAGGCCAACACGTACAACGACGGCAAGATGCTGGAGATGTACGGTTATATCGACGGGCAGCTCAAGGACGTCCGTGAGGCGCTGTGCAAGCAGGCCGTCCACAACCAGCGCACCGAGGACAGCTTCACGCTCGTCAAGCAGGACGTCGAGTCCGTCCGCAAGGAAGCGCTTGATGCGGTCAAGATGGAGGCCGAGCGCCGCTGCTGCGGTGACAACTCCATCGTCACCTACGTCAACGCGACCTTTTATCCCAAGCAGGTCGCCGACGTCACCACGGGCACCGCGACCACGGCGCAGTCGCTCTACAACCCGATCCCGAAGTGCGGGTGCTGCAACGGCTAAACGCAAGGGGCGGCAATAGCCGCCCCATCCTTAAAGGAGGAAATCTGCAATGACAGTGACGATAGATCAGGCCATGCGCGGAGCGATGCGCTACGCAGACAATGAGGTCATCCCGCACCTGCCGGGCGGCAAGGGCATCGGGGCCGGGATCATGCTGGCGCTCATCATGGAGGGCAGCCGCGAAAAAATCCTTGCGCTGCGCGAGAATCCGGCGGTCAAGATGATGCAGATCTTCGACGACGCCGGAAACATCGACCTCGACAAGCTCTACAACGCGGCCAGGCCGCGCTTTGAAAATAAGCTGACGGTATCCGTCCCGCTGCTGGGCGATATGCGATTTGACCAGAACGACGTCGATAAACTCTACCGGTATATCCAGGAGGCATGACGAGATGAAAGAATATATCGAAAAGCTTTACACAAAGCTGCACGAGGCCATGGAGAAGCCCGTGACGCTGGGCAGCGCGGAAGAAGTCGGACTGTACGCAAAGACGATCTGCAGGATCGAAAAGCTGCACGGGCACCACGACGAGCCGGAGGCGGCCACATTTGATCGCGAAACGGCGATGCAGTGGGCAGCCAACATGCAAAACGCCGACGGCACGACCGGCCCGCACTGGACGATGGAACAGACAACGGCTGTGGCCGAGAGCATGGGCATTCAGGCACCTGCGGTCCCGCGCTGGGCGTGGGGCGTGACCATGAACATGATGTACTCGGACTACTACCCCGTCGCCGTAGAGTTCGGCCTCAACCGCCCGGAGTTCTACGCTGCTCTGGCAAAGGCGTTTCTGCTCGACAAGGACGGCCCGGGGCCGGAACAGAAGCTCATGGCGTATTATGAGCATATCGCAAGGAGCTGAGAACACAGAAAAGGGACTGGACACAGAATAAACACAGTTTGCAAATTTACATTGAAAATACAGTGTTTTTTCAGAGTTCGAGTCTCTTCAGGTCCACCAAAGATAAAGACGCAGGAATTTAAATTCCTGCGTCTTATTTTTTATCTATTTGGGTAGAATAGCAGTTAAAAGACGGATTATTTATGATTGAACAAAACCTTTTGCGAGAATTGCAAGGTAGCAAGACGTAGCATATCCTAGCACGAAAATACACGGGTATGAACACAGTGACCGACACAGTAAAAAAGTGCAATTAAAAGGCCGCGTCCATCTGGGCGGCGACTTTATCAATGCGGGTATCGAGGATGTCGGTGTAGATATCCATGGTGGTGGAGAGCTGCGCGTGGCCGAGGAATTTTTGAGCGAGTTTGAAGTCCACGCCGGCCTCGTAGAGCGCGGTCGCGTAGCCGTGGCGGATCTCGTGCGGGGAGACGGTGACGCCGGTGCGCTTGCGGTAGGCGTCGAATTGGTCGGTGACGAACCAGCCGGGGAGCGGACTTTTTCCGCCGTCGTTGGAAAAGATATAGCCGTGCTCCTTTTGCGGAAGCGCAGCGGCCAACGCTGGGAGCAACGGAACGGGGCGGATGCCAGCGGCAGTCTTTGGCTCCTTGATCTGGGGCGTCGGACCGGTATGGTAGACGCTGCGGCGGATGTAGATCCTGCCTTTCTCACGGTCAATGTCCTCGTAGCGCAAGCCCTCGGCCTCGCCGCGGCGGCAGCCGGTATAATAGATCAGGAAGGCAAACAGGCCGAAGTCGTCGTTCAGGTTGTCCTTGATCTTCTGGATCTGATCAGCGGGCGGCGCGTGGCGGCGCTTCTGCGGAAGGTTCTTCGGGAGAAGAACTGCCTGCGCAGCGTTAAAAGAGACGTAACCTTCGCGCTGGGCTTTATTCAGGATCTGCCGGATGATCTGGCGCTGGGTGATAACGGTCTTCTTTGCGTGGGTCTTGGCAAACTGGTTGATGTACGTCTCAATCTCTTTGCTTGTGATCGTGGCGACATCCTCTGGGCCAAACTGCGCGACGGCGCGCTCATAGGCAGGGGAATAATTGCGCAGGGAATTCGGCGCAAGCGTTGGCTCGATCTCGTTCCACCAGGCGTGGGCGACGTCGGAGAACGGGACGGTCTTTGGCTTCTCGGCTTCAGCGCGGTATGCCTTGATCTTGTTCCAGACTTCGCGGTCTGTCTTGCCGCGAAACGCTTTGCGCTTGCCGTTGACTGTGATGATGGATTCATGCAGGCCGTCCGGCCTGACATAGTATTTGGGAATTGGCATCGTAAAACCTCCAAGAATACCGCTCCGGCGCTGGGCCGGGGCGGTTTGATTTATGCGCGGAACCAGCCGATCGATGGGCTGAGCACGTCGACCACAAGCGCAAGGGCACACAGCAAAAGAATACCCAAGAGGATGAGAGTCACAAGTCGGTGCATGTGCAGGGACTTCTGCTGCTGGGCAAGCTGCGCACGAAGGGCCGCGCTCTCGGCGAGGAGTTTTTCAGCATCGGAAGACCCGGCAGGCTCGGCAGGCGGGACGCCGAAATGCTCATCCATTGATACGCCGAGGGATGCGCAAATCGGGCCGACGGTATCAATGTACGGCTTCGTAGTCTCGCCGCGCAGGAATTGGCTGACGGCATTGACGGATACGCCGGATTCGTCAGCGATATCCTGATTCGTCTTATGCGGCTGCATGGTGTCCTTTGCTTCGCGGCATGTTTCCCACAATTTTTCTGACAAAAACCATCCCTCCATATATAAAAACCACACCTGTGGCAGTAAGATTTCAGAAAAACCTACGCTGAAAACCAAACCGACAGGTTTACAAACCCAACCGGCGTATGCCATGCTTCAGATACAGACGGCTCCCGGTCGTTTGCGCGAAACCAAAGCCCGCGCCGTTGTTCGGCCAGCGGCGCGGGCAACGCCTACCTATATCTTACAACTTTTGGGAGGCGCGAACAAGAGGTAAAGATTAACAAAAAATGAACGCGGTTTTTGTGGAGAAATGGAGACGGAGATGGAAAAGACGATGGAACGGATTGAAAACATTTTAGAGCGGGCCACACTGGATCAGCTGAAAATCATCCTGCGATTCCTGCGGAACATCATAAAATAAGCGCCGGAACGGGAAACCGTTCCGGCGGGGAAGCTAGGGGTTACAATGCTCGCATGGGTCGTACCCTGCGGAGATTGCCGCGTTTCTGGACTTGAAAATTCTTTGGTTATCCTCATCCGGGAGATAGGAACATGACGATCGGTGAAATTTGTGACTCTTTTTGTTTCCAATATATTCGTTGGAGACGTACCCGGATGGGCGTTCTGGCCCGTCACCGGTGGGTTCGGATGATGAGGAGGAAGAGCTTGACACATGAGAAGATTCCGTTGATTGCGATACATTTTCCTGAGGACGAGAGAAAGGATAAAACAGAAGAAACCCAAGGAATAGAATTACGGAGATGATGAGTATTCGGAGTCTCAATTTTTTGCCGGATTCGACACGAGCTTTCAGCGCTGCATAATCTGATTTGGCGATCATTGCGTCATGCTTGTACAAAGCAGCTTCGCGCTTGGCAAGAGCAGCTTCTTGCTGTGCAGCTGATGCACGCGCACGAGACTCGTTGACAACGGCATCTGCAGCAGAAAGGACGTTTTGAGTGGAATCTACAACGGCAAATGCGGCAGACATTCGTTCATCGTAAAGCCGACGGAGCGCGATGCATTGGCAATAGAATTCATAGTCCTGCAATGTCTCAATGCTTCTGCCGGAATAAGGATTGTACTTTCCACGAGAAAGCGGGTACGAAAGAGCGCCTTGAACGGAAACGATTTCACGCAGATAATCTTCTCTGCTTATTTTGCAAGATGGACGCTCAGGGGGATCTGGGAGTTTGCTAGAAGCGGAAAAACGAATGCCACGGGATGGCGTGTCAGTGGGAATCGACTGCAAACTCGTCGAGTGCGTCGTCGTACCCATTACGGTATCCTTCCTGGTAAGACTCGGCTTTTGCTTCCGCCAGATCATCGCTTGTGTACTGGCGCGGAGAACAGGACGTACAGAGAATGAGAAGAACCAAAAGCACGGCGCAGATCACAGACATTGTTTCGGCATAAGCCCGCATAAATACCACCCTCTACCAGAATACAAAAATAAACGGAGACGGTCAAGCGTCTCCGTTTAATTTTTTTACGAAATTTTCAATTTCGCTCCATTTTTCCGGCGGGAGCGCCATCAGGAGGGAGATGAAGCGTTTCCGGAAGGAGTCATCCGCGTCGGACATGATGTTCGAGACCAGCAGGGCCAGATCCTCATTCGCGCTGCGCTGCACATACATTTCCCCTTCGCCGTCTTCGAGCCAGGCGAGGGAGACGTTGAATTCCCGGCAGATATCCGAGATCGTGCGCTCGGTTGGGACATATGTGCCGGAGCATATTCGAGAGACATGAGCTTGTGTCAGGTGAATGCGATCGGCAAATTTGGACTGCGTCAGACCCTGATCTTTGATTAAAAACGAGATTCGTTCATTCACTGTGTTCATGGATTCACCTTCTTTCTGAAATGAGAGTATCACAGGCACGCATATTTGTCAATCAGAAAATATGTGAAATGTATAAAATAATACTTGACAATATACGTATCACATGCTAGTCTATACATAACGAATAAACCGAGCGAGGTGAGATCAATGTCAGAGGAGCAGAAGCAGCAGGCCGAGAAGATCTCGGCGGAAATCAACAAGCTTACGCCGGAAATGCGTGAGAAGGCGCTGATCTTTATGCAGGGCATGGCTGCTATGGTGCAGCCGAAGAGCGAGAAGAAGGAGGCGTGAGGGGATGCCGAGAGAGCTGGAAGGATACCGGCCGCAGCTGGAGCTGCTGACGGATATGTTCCCGGGGCGCGCGGCCATCGGGATCACGGAATGCCAGGCGGCGCTGGGGATCGACCGGCGGACGCTGCTGGCCGACCGGCGGTTCCCGGCCCGGCACATCGGAAACAAATACACGGTGTCGCTCACGGAGCTGGCACGATGGATGGTACAGAGATAGGAGGCTGAGCCATGGGGAAGGTAAAGACCTACACCCTGACGCTGGATGCGCAGGAGCTGCATGACCTGATCGAGGCGGCGATGGTGTGTGAGTGCCAGGCGGCGCAGATCATTAACGGACTCAAGCGCAAGGGGCTTGACCTGGACGCGCAGAAGCTCGTGACGCAAAACGCCCGTCTGGCGCGGCTCGTCAGGCGGATGCAGGAAGCAAAGGAGGAAACCAATGGATAACGGGAAGCTACACATCGAGATCGGCATGGACGGCGAAAAAACGGTATCTGCGCTATCCGGCAGCGCGCTGGAACTGAGCGCTGCTGCAGCGCGAATCCTGAACATATTTTATGCCGCGTTCTGCCAGCAGGGAATAGGCGAGGAATTCAAGGAAACCATGCGCTACTGCGTGAACCGGGAGGACAGCCCGGTATGGATGAAGGAGTTGACAGAATGAGAACGAATCTTGCGGAGCGGCTCGGGCATGAGCCGGAGGAAGAGACCAGGGAGCGGCAGGAGCGACTGCTGGAGGAGCTGCGGTACCGGGAGGCCATGCGGCGGGTGGCGAAGACCTGCTGCGTGTGGCTGGGCGGCGCGGCCTTTGTGCTGGCGGTGATCGCCGGGTACGCAGAGATGACCGACGCCTGCGTCGCGACCGGCGCGATCGCGCTGGGCCTGACCACCTACGGGATCCTGTGATGGACGAACCGAAGATCATAGTCGAGCTCCGGCCGGATCAGCTGGCCGACATCGTCGACGCCGTCCTGGCCTTTGCCGATGACTGCGCCAATGACCGGGAGATCCTGCAGAGCATGCCGCGCGTCGACCGGGACACGGTCGAAGACCTGCTGCAGCGCGAGTCGGCGCTGCAAAAGCTCGCGGCCTGGCTGCAGCACGTACAGGAGGAAGCGGAGTGAATTATTTTGCGCCGCGCATGCGGCCCATACCGCCGCCCTGCGGCCGGAACTGCCCGGACCGAAGCGGCACATGCCGCGCCGGGTGCTGCACCTGGACGCTCTACGAGAGCATCCGGAACCACATCTACGACGTCAACCACCGAGACAGGGACAGCCTGCAGCCCGATCTTGCAGCGGGAAAGCAGATGGTCCATGCCGACAACCAGATAAGGAGGCGCAAACACATTGCGAAATAGCATCGACTACCCCGGCGAGCGGGCGCCGCGGCGCCCCGCTGTGATCGCCCAGGCCGGATACACCGGCCAGAACCACTTTTCCGTTACATATGGAGACCAGAAAGTAACCGTCCGCGCCGAGGACGGCTATGCGGCCCTTTTTACCGCCGCCAAGCACTGGGGCTATAAATTCACCCGCCCGGAGTACCATCAGAACGCTCGCGCAACCAAGCTCCACTACACGCCGGACACCCGGCCGGGGGCGCTGGTATGAGCGCGCAGGGGAAGCCGCTGCGCTGTGAGATCATCCACGATAATTTCCAGAATTATAAGAAATACAACGTGCCGAAAGCGCAGCTTGTGATCGCGGATATCCCATACAACATTGGCACGGACGCCTATGGCTCGAATCCCATGTGGTACAAGGGCGGAGACAACGCCAACGGAGAAAGCAAGCTCGCGAAAAGAGCTTTTTTCAATTCGGACGGTTATTTCAAGATAGCAGAGTATATGCACTTCTGTTCCCGGCTGCTGAGGCCGGAGCCGAAGGAAAAGGGAAAAGCCCCGGCCATGATCGTATTTTGCGCGTTCGATCAGATACATACAGTCGCGGAATACGGCGCGCGGTACGGATTTAAAAACTGGTATCCGCTTTTCTTCTGCAAGAATTATTCCGCGCAGGTGCTCAAAGCCAATATGCGGATTGTCGGAGCAACGGAATTCGCGGTCGTCCTGTACCGGGACAAGCTGCCGAAATTCAACAACGGGCGGCAGATCGGCGAGGACGGGAAGCCCATTCGGGGAACTGGGAAAATGGTGTTCGACTGGTTCCAGTGGGAGCGGGACGGGAAGGACATTCCGAAGATCCACCCCACGCAGAAGCCGGTGAAGGTGCTCCGACGTCTGATCGAGATATTTACGGATCCCGGCGAGCTTGTGATCGATCCGTGCTGCGGCTCCGGTTCGACGTTACGCGCAGCTGCGGAGGCAGGAAGAAGCGCAATCGGCTTTGAAATTGATAAGAGTTTCTATCTGGCCGCAAAAGAGAAAATGCTGGCTGGAGTACGGGAAGCACAGAAAACGGCCAAGGACGCTGGCAGCCAGATAACGATCGGAGAAATAGCAGAGGCTGTACAGCAAGGGGGGAGACCGGTATGAGGTTCGTGTGTGACGCCTGCCAGGATATCACGAACATCGAGGCCGACCGAATGGAAATCCAGGGCGACAAGCTGATGGTCTACAGCCGCGGGCGGCTGGTATATGTGGCGGATCTCGGCCAGATCATGCTGGCCAAGCTTACGCCGGGGAGGGAGGACGGCAATGGACTTAGAACAAACCGCGATTGAGCGGCTGAAGATGGCCTCGGAGATGAGCTTGCGGCTGTACAAACAGCCGCTGGTGATCACGTACTCGGGCGGCAAGGACTCGGACGTGCTGCTGCATCTGGCGGAGGCAAGCGGGATCACGTTTGAGGTCCTACATAGTCTCACAACGGCGGACGCGCCGGAGACTGTCTGGCATGTGCGGGATACCTTCCGCCGCTTGGAGCTGGCTGGCGTAAAATGCGACATCGATACGCACCGGACGCCGGACGGTGGGAACGTGACGATGTGGAATCTGATCCCGCGTAATTCCGTGCCACCTACAAGAATCAGCAGATATTGCTGCAGGGAACTGAAGGAAACCGGCGGAAAAGGACGTTTTATTGCGACGGGAGTCCGGTGGGCAGAGTCTGCAAGGCGGAAGCAATCACACGGCGTTATGGAAACTAGCCACAAGGACAAAGACAAGCGAATTATCCTAATGGACGACAACGACGAGCGGAGAATGCTCCTGGAAAACTGCCAGCTGAAAGCTCGACGGACGGTAAATCCAATCATCGACTGGAAAGACGAAGACGTTCTCGGCTACTGCGACGAGCAGAAGATTGCGATGAACCCGTTATACGCCTGTGGCTGGAAACGAATTGGCTGTATCGGATGCCCTCTTGCCAAAAAGGCAACGCGATACGCCGAATTTGCAAGGTATCCGAAGATTAAAGCCGCATATATCCGTGCGTTCGGCCGGATGCTCAACGAACGGAAGAAGCGGGAGCCATCGAACGACTGGCAGACAGGCGAGGACGTGATGCACTGGTGGATGGAGGATGGCGTGCTGCCGGGACAAATGGTTCTTGAAGGAATGGAGGAGGACACGCTATGACAGACAAGGAAATCGTGCAGGCGCTGCGGTGCTGCAAATTTGGGGAACCGTGCTATCGCTGCCCGGTAGTGAGCGATCAAAACTGCGTGAACGTAATGCATAAGCGCGCAGCCGACCTCATCGAGCGCCTGACCGCCGAGAACGCGGCGCTGCGGGAGAAAGTGCCGCAGTGGATCAGCGTGGAGGACAGACTGCCAATAGACCGTCTCAGCAAATATCTCGTTGCTTTTCGGGACGCGGGCGGCTCGATTGTAGATATGGCAAGATACTTTCCGAGCGACGGATGGACGTGCGATAACTGGGAGGTACCGCAGAACTTGATTACTCACTGGATGCCGCCGCCGGAAGCACCGGAGGTGGATTTATGAAAAGCCCCCTTCTTTGCCGCATGGGTCTGCACAAGCTGGACAAGTATACGTATGTGCAGGTAACACGCCGCAGAAGCAACCGGCACGGTGGGAAGTATCACACAAATTACGCAATCTGTGAACGGTGTGGAAAACTCTGTTACCGGGTGCGTCTATTTCAGAAACTGGACATAACACAAACTACCGGACGCGCTGCTTCAAAGAACCGTGCTACGGCAGCGGGTGCAAAATCGAGGATTGCCCGTTTGAAATAGCGGCGTGTGAGCGACTCGCGGACTACGAGGACACAGGGCTGACGCCGGAGGAAATCAAGGCTCCATTTACGGAGGACACGATGATAAATCTGGCAGCGCAGGCGCTGGGCGTGGAGCCTAGCCGCCTCCGCGAGCTTGCCGAGGCCGACAAGGACGGGCGCGTGGTGGTGCTGCCGTGCAAGGTGGGAGAGCGCTGGACAGATGAGGACGGTCGAGCAGTGCAAATAACCGCAGTAATCGTCAGCATAGAGCCATTCGGGACGAACATCAACATCTACTTTGATCATGAGGATGCAACGCCGGACGATGCGGGAAGTGACTGCATGGCAAATTGGAATTATTTCAGACGCCACTATACCTGCATTGAGGCAGAGCGGGCGATTCAGGAAATGGAGGGCAAGAAGAATGGCAAAACGTAAAAACATGATGGACATGATGGATATGACGCCGGTCTGTGAGCGGTGTGGGAAGGTCGCGCCGGTGGACGAAAAGCTATCGACTCCGAACTAGACAGTTTACCGGACAAAAGAGCCGTGCGAATGCGGCGGGAAATACACGGCGCGTGCGTTTTTGGACGACAGCGTGCTTTCCTCGTGCGATAAGGAGGCCAACCATGCCTGACGAATACATCAGCCGCGAGGCGGCGCTGAAAGATTTTGAAGCCTGCAACGCGGAAAATCCGCGCTGGACGCCTCCGCGGGTAAAAACGCTCCTGCTGCGTCAGCCAGCCGCCGACGTTGCGGAGGTACACCACGCACACTGGGAAGAAGCGGACTGGCGCGAATATGACGCGCAGAGCGGGGAAACGATTCGCTTTCCTAAAGCGGCAATCGTATGCTCGGACTGCCGGAACGCTTTTAAGAAAGGAACTCTTCGGATTCAGAGTTTCTGCCCGGCCTGCGGCGCGCGGATGGACGGTGCAGCCGAATGAGCGGCCTGCGGTTTGAATCCATGGCGGACATGCCGCCGAGGATGCGGGAGGCTTACGCGCGGCAGATGCGCGACCTCTCAGGCGCTGCGGCGCCAGCTCCCCTTCACAAGGGGAGCCATGGGAAGACGAAGTACGGCAGCCGGAAGGATACGCGCGGCGAGCTGCGCTTTGACAGCAAGAAGGAGGCGCGGCGGTATGACGAGCTGATGGTGATGCTGCGGGCCGGGATTATCTCCGACCTGCGGCTGCAGCCGCAGTTCACCTTGCAGGAGAGCTACATCACCGAAACCGGCGAGCGGATCCGCGCGATCCGGTACACGGCGGACTTTTCGTACAAATTCGGCGGCAAGCTCGTCGTCGAAGATGTGAAGTCCAAGCCGACGCGGACAAAGGAGTATTTGCGGAACCGCAAATTCATGCGGTCCAAATTCGGGATCGAGATCCAGGAGGTCTAACATGCCAGAAAAAAACGAGAGCAGCCCGCGCGAAGCATGCGGGCTGCCGAAGCAGGGCAATGCCTGCCCGTATGCAAAGATCGCGCCGGTTCTTTGCGCGCGGTGCGGCTGGAACCCGGATGAGCACGCGCGGCGGCAGGCGCTGCCGCTGACCGAGAACGCCGACGGGCTGCGGCGCAAGGATATCAGCCAGCCCGAGGACTAAGACCAGCAATCAGCCGGGGAACCATATTTTTTCGGACTTTGGCCGCGGCCGCTCCGCCATGAGACGGCTGCGGGAGGATCACCCCGGCTCTGCACCCGGCCCGCGAAACCTCAAGCCCGCGGGCCGGGGATAAAAAGCGCGTGTGGAACGTGCGCGCGGATGGGAACCGTCAACGTTACCCCACGCCGGGTGTTGGGATCGCCCGGCGGCATCGTGTTACCTCCTTATGTGAAGCTGTCTGAGCAGACAAGGGCAGCTCGTCTGCGGCGACAGGGGGACGCGCAGGCGCAGGCGGTGCAAGTCCGCCCTGCATAGGGGCCGGGAGACCGGCCCCTGACGAAAGGAGAATGGAAATGTCACACGTAGTCGATCTGACGGGCAAGGACTTTGGATATTTGCATGTCATCGGGCGGGATACCAGCAAAAAAGGAGACACGGCACACTGGATCTGCCGGTGTAAATGCGGGACCATCTGCAGCAAGGACGGCAGATACCTCCGGAACGGGCATGCAAAAAGCTGCGGCTGCTTCCGGAAAGAACGCGCGGCCACGCTCGTCACCAAGAGGGATCCAGCCAAAAAGCCAAAAGCCGAACCGAAGAAGAAAAAATTCGGCCGCGGCCCGCAGCGGGCAGGCTCCGGGATCTGTTACAACCCACTCTGCCCGACGCGCAACAACTACCGCGGCGCCTGGAGCTGCACCGAGTGCCGCTTCTGCCCGGAACGCAAATTTGCCCGCCAGTCCAGGCGGGAAGTACTTACAATTTGAAGGGAGAATCGCATGGAAATGCGGATCGAGAAGGCAAGAGAGGAACGCGGGGATAATCGTGAGCACACCGCACATTGGGAGGAGCTGGGCCCGAAAGGGGATCCATGGCATGCAAAGCTGAATGGACCGGGGCCAGACCCAAAAGGAGCGCGCGGTGCGTGGGGGAACTGCCCGAGATGCGGGGCATCAGATTGCGAATGGGACGCTGAGACAGACGTATGCACATGCAAGGCATGCGGATACACGAACTGACCGTTGAAACTGTGGCCGGAATTTCCGGCCACGCTTTGAGCGGGCAGATAGCCCGAAGCCTATGGGCACAGAAAGGAGAACAAAAATGCAAAAGTACATCGGAACAAAAATGGTAGAGGCGGAGAAAACAGAAAATGGATACCGAGTGCGGTATGAGGACGGGTATGAGAGCTTTAGCCCAGCAGATGTGTTTGAAAAGGCGTACATGCCGCTTTTGGCGAACGGATGCTTGAAAACAGAGAAACCGAGCATCAGCCAGAGGATGGTTGATGATTTCATCGCATTCCATGAGGTGAAAAAGCTCGGAGGAAAAACGACCATCGTAAGGGCTGTTCTTAGAAATGGCTTTGAAATCGTTGAAAGTTCGAGCTGCGTGAGCGCCGAGAACTACGACGAGATGATGGGCGAAGCTATCTGCATGGGCAAAGTGAAAGACAAAGTGTGGATGTTGCTCGGGTTCTTGTTGCAGACGGCAGTAAATGGTACCCGCGGCGCCACGACATGTCCGGATGATCGTTGAACGCATGGCCGGAATTTCCGGCCACGCTTTGAGCGGGCAGATGGCCATGTAGGGGCGGACGGCTCTGTCCGCCCGGGAGAAAGAGGTGTGGATGATGGCAAAGAGACACAAGCGCCGCCTGTTTACAGGGGCGGTATGTACGCAGATCGTTTATACCGTGTCCGATGGCGCGGACAAAAAGACCAGCAAGCCGCGAAAGCCGCGCTTCCAGACGCAGGCGGAGCGCGATGAATTCAACAGCAAGCAATCGCTGAATCGGCTCGTTGCGCTGATGAACGACAATTTCTCGCCAACAAGCCTGTATTCCACCCTGACATTGGATGCAGAAAACGAGGTACATACCGCAGAGGAAATGCGCAGAGTGCGCGACAACCTTGTGCGCCGCATGCAGTATCACTATCCGGAGGCCAAAATCGTTGCTTTCTACGGAAGAGGAAAAACAACCAATCGCTTCCATTTGCACCTGGTAACAGAGGGGATCCCGGAAGAAGCCATCGGCGGGCTTTGGGGGCTCGGCAGCGTGATCGAGGTTCGGCACCTGAGAAAGCACAATTATTATATAGATGAGCAGGGAAACAAGGTCGACCACGGCCAGGACTACACAGCACTGGCCAGTTACCTGCATGCGCACTGGAGAAAAGAATTCGGCGGCCACCGGTACAAAGCGACGCGAAATTGTATCCGCCCAGAGCCGGAACCAGCAACCGAGGCCGTGCGCGAGTACAGCTTCAAGCATCCGCCCGTCGCCCCGCGAGGTTACATCCTCGTAGAGGCCCGGACGACAAAGTACGGGTATCAATATTATAAGTATGTAGTCGATCCAAGATCAGAGCACAAGCGGAACGGGAGCCGCTTAAATTAAGCCTTGTATATGCGTAAGGTTTTAAGACGAAAGGGTGATAGGGACGAGCGACTACTGGCACAGGGAGTATATCTGCCCATTCTGGCAGGCAGCCGGGAAAAAGACGATACGCTGCGAGGGAGAATGCGTGCTCGCATTTCCTGAGCGGCGGGAGACATCAGACTACATCACGCGATACTGCGCCAGCTTTGACTACGTGCGGTGCAGCATCGCGGCGGCGAAGCTCCGATACTACGAAAGAACAGAATGAGAGCCGAAGCGCATGCGGAACGCCGTATGCGCTCATTCTGCGTGCGTGGGGTGAAAAGATTTTCCGGATACGCTATGCTGAAAAGCAGAAGGGAGGCGTGAGCCATGGCGAGGAAACCGAAGTATGAATCCGTGGAGCAGATCGAAGGGCTGATCGAGGCGTATTTTGAGAGCTGCAAGGGAGAGATCCTGCGGGATGAGGACGGGAGCATCGTTTTCAACCAGAAAGATGGGACTCCGGTCTGGGTGGGGCGGAAGCCGCCGACGATCCCGGGGCTTGCGCTGGCGCTGGGCTTTTCCAGCAGGCAGAGCCTGTACAACTACAAGGCCAGGAAAGAATTTATGGACACGATTTCGCGCGCGCAGACGCGCGTGGAACAATATACGGCCGAAAGACTGTTCGACCGGGATTCTCAGCGTGGGGCACAGTTCGCGCTGGAGTATGGGTTCCGGTACAAACGTGACGCGGAAGGAGAAAAGCAGGACGAAAGCCAGCGCATCACCATGGAGCCAGAAGCGGAGGCCTACGCGGAATGAAAACGATCCGCTTCGGAGAACCGAACGAAAAGCAAAAGCTGTTTCTGCTGGACCATCACCGGCATGTGGCCTATGGCGGCGCGCGCGGCGGCGGCAAGAGCTGGGCCGTACGGACGAAGGCGAAGCTGCTGGCCCTGCATTTCATGGGAATCAAGGTCCTGATCGTAAGACGCACGATACCTGAACTCAGGAACAACCATATCGAGCCCTTGAAAAAAGAGCTGGCGGGGATCGCGAAGTACAACACCACCGACAAGATCTTCCGATTTCCAAACGGATCGACGATCAAATTCGGCTACTGCGACAACGAGGGAGACCTGCAGCAATACCAGGGCGCGGAGTATGACGTGCTGTTTATCGATGAGGCCGGGCTGCTGCAGAAGGAGTGGATCGACAAGATCAACGCCTGCGTGCGAGGAACGAACGGATTTCCGAAGCGGACGTATTACACGCTGAATCCGGGAGGGCCAGCACATGCGTATTTCAAGCGTCTGTTTGTCGATCGCCGCTTTGAGGGCAAAGAGAAACCGGAAAACTACAATTTCATTCAGGCGCTCTTGCAGGACAACAAAATCCTGATGCAGACCCAACCGGAGTATATCGACCAGCTCGAGACGCTGCCGCCGAAGATCCGGGAGGCGTGGCTGTATGGCAGATGGGACGTCTATGAAGGACAGTTCTTCGAGGACTTCCGGGACGACCCGGAGCATTACAAGGACCGGCGCTGGACGCATGTCATTGAGCCGTTTGAGATCCCGGACGGGTGGACGATCTGCAGGAGCTATGACTTTGGCTACGGCAAGCCGTTTTCCTGTGCGTGGTGGGCGGTCGACTATGACGGCGTGATCTATCGCATTCTGGAGCTTTACGGATGCACGAAGACACCGAACGAGGGCGTCAAGTGGAACCCGGACAAGCAGTTTGCGGAGATCAGCAGGATCGAGCGGACGCATGCGTGGCTCAAAGGGAAGAACATCATCGGCGTCGCCGACCCGGCGTGCTGGGCGGCGGATCGCGGAGAGAGTATCATGCAGACCGCAGCGAAATACGGTGTATATTTTTCACCGGGAGACAACGAGCGCATTGCGGGGTGGATGCAGTGCCACTACCGGCTACAGTTTGACCCGGATGGATACCCGAGAATGTATGTATTTGCAGGGTGCAAAGCGTTTATCCGGACGATCCCGATGCTCATGTATGACGAGCACAAGGTGGAGGATCTGGATACGAAAATGGAGGATCACTGCGCGGACGAATGGCGGTATATGTGCATGTCGCGGCCAATCAAGCCGACGGTACCGGCAGAAGCACCGCCGGTTCTGTTTGATCCGCTGGACATGATGAAACGGAGGTAAGGCCATGCTGGCACCACAACTGACGGAGACTGAGAAGCAGACCATGATGACGGAGGTCTTTCTCGGATACAACCACAACCTCGAGCTGGCGGACGGGGAGTTTTACGACATGGAGAATCTGTCGGCGGATGATTATCCGCTGCTCGCGCCGCGGCCAAGGAGAGGGACGGCGCAGGCGATCGAGGGCGTGCAGGGGATCCTGGCGAAGGATGCGCTGTGCTGGGTGCAGAATAATACGCTTTACATCAACGGCGCTTCGATGGAGGCGTATATGCCGTCCGTGTCGATCTCGGCGGGGGAAAAGCAGCTCATTTCCATGGGCGCGTATCTGTGCATTTTCCCGGACGGGATCTACTTCAACACCGAGAAGTATTCCGACAACGGGTACATGGGGCAGGAGAATGTGGTCGACGCATCGAGCACGAACGTGGAAATTTCTCTTTGCCTCGTCGACGGGACGGCGCTGACGGTGAGCTATAAGCAAGCCAGCCAGCCGGAAAGCCCATCGAACGGGCAGTACTGGCTGGATACGTCCGGCAAGCTCCACACGCTCAAGCAGTGGGCGGAGGCAACGAGCCAGTGGGTATCCGTGCCGACGGTGTATCTGAAGCTTTCTGCCAATGGCATCGGTCGAGGTTTCAAGCAGTATGACGGCATTCAGCTTTCGGGCCTCAGCGGAAACGAGCAGGTCGAGAAGCTCAACGGCAGCCAGATCCTGTACGACGTGGGAGAGAGCTACCTCGTGATCGTCGGCCTCGTCGATGAGACGACGAAGGTGACGAGCGGGACCGTGAAGACGGCCCGGAAGGTCCCAAGCATGGACTTCATCACCGAGAGCGGGAACCGGCTGTGGGGCTGCAAGTACGGTGTGGCGGACGGCGAGACCGTCAATGAGATCTACTGCTGCAAGCTGGGCGATTTTAAGAACTGGGAGTGCTACCAGGGTGTGTCGACGGATTCATGGCGCGCGAGCTGCGGCACGGACGGGAAGTGGACCGGCGCGGCGACGCTGGCCGACAGTCCGATTTTCTTCAAGGAAGACTGCTTCCATCGGGTGTATCCGTCGGCGGCGGGGGCACATCAGGTGGTCGTGCAGAAGTGCGCGGGCGTGCAGAATGGGTCTGCCAAGAGCCTCGTCGTGGTGGATGACCGGCTGTATTACAAATCGCGGATGGGCGTTTGCGTGTACGACGGGAGTCTGCCGCAGGAGATCGGCAGCTGCTTCGGGACGAAGCTGTATTACAACGCCGTGGCGGGCGGCGCCAGAGGAAAGTACTTCATCAGCATGGAGGATGAAGGTCATAACTGGTCGCTGTTCGTCTACGACACGCGAAAAGGCCTGTGGCACCGGGAGGACGCGACGCACGCGGAAGCTTTTGCCCGGGTGGACGATGAGCTGTATTTCCTTGAGGACGGGACGCTCAAAACCGTGTACGGGAGTGTCGGGACGCTGGAAGACAGTGTGCAGTGGATGGCGGAGACGGGGATCATGACGTATGGACTCGTCGGGAAGAAATACGTCTCGCGCATCAATCTGCGGATGCAGCTGCCGAAGGGGTCGAGCGTCGACTTCTGGGTGCAGTACGATTCCGACGGCGTCTGGCGGCACTGCGGGCATATCGAGGGGCGAGGCCTCAGAACCTTCCTGCTGCCGATCCGCCCGGCCCGGTGCGACCACCTGAAGTTCCGGCTGACGGGAAAGGGCGAGATGAAGCTGTTCAGTCTGGCGCGAGTCCTGGAGGCAGGAAGCGATGCGTAAGACGGGAGGTGCAACATGGGTAGTCTGACACTTGCATACCCGTCCATCGCGGGGAAGACGACGCAGGAGCAGCTGGAGAGCATGCGCAGGTATCTGTGCAGCGTGACGGAGCAGTTGAACCTCGCCGACTGGTCGGCGAAGGCAACGCTGACGGAGATCTCGCAGGCCATCGATGCGGACAGTTTGCCAGAGGCGGAGAAGAAAACCAAGCTGTCGGGCTACGGGGCGCTGAAAGCGCTCATCATCAAGACGGCGGACTTCGCCGCGGCGAACTCGGAGACGTGGTCGACGAAGCTGTCCGGCAGCTATGTGGCCATCTCGGACTTCGGCAAGTATCTCGAGAAGACGCAGCTGACGATCGAGGGCAATTCCGTCGGCATCAAACAGCTGTATGACTACACGGCGGGCGTCAACAATCAGTTTTCCGTCAATTCGCAGCAGTACATCAAGACGGGGCTGCTGTATTACGACGACGTGACGCCGGTGTACGGCGTGGGCGTGGGCAATATTGAAACGACCGTGACGGACGGCGGGGAGAACGTCATTGACCGGACGAAGAACGAGCTGGTCACGGTGACGCCGGACCGGGTGAGCTTCTGGCAGGACGGGCAGGAGGTCGCGTATTTAAGCGACAAGAAGCTCCATTTTCCGTCCGGGACGCTGGAGGCGGCGGGGGCGGTGCTGTCGGGGAAGATCACGGCGGCAGCCGACTCGACGTTCGGGCCGTGGACGATCTCGAAGAGCAGCATTTTCCGCACGGCCAACGAATTTGGGGGCAGCGCTAGCATGTACTTCGGCACGAGCGGGCTTTCCATCAAGGACAAATTCAAGGTCGACGCGAACGGGAAGCTGACGTGCACGGGGGCTGAGATCGGCGGAACGATCAACGCAACGGATCTAAAGCTCGACGGTACGAGCATCCAGACGAAGCTCAAGCAGATCATGGATGAGATCAACATCATCAGCAACGGTCTTGAGATCGCGGGCACAAACTTCTCGAACGGCACGATCGGCGGCGCGGAGGGCAGCCTGCAGTTTACGTCCTCCAGCACGGCGGAATATGCGGTCGATCTGTCCGGCCCGGCGGTGCGTATCCGGTCGACGAGCGGCGCGGTATATCTGCAGAACGCGGCCGGGACGGCGAGCATGCAGATCCGGGCAAATGGAAGCATTGCCTTCTCCGCGTCCGGCGGCATCACCGGCATTACGCCGGTGTTCGGATAAGGGGGCTGGCTGAATGGCAACGCTATCTGGCGCGTCGGGTACGCCGACAAGTATCACGCTGACGGTATCCGGCATGTCGTCCACGACGACATACAAGCGAAAATATGAATATATCCTGGCCGGACAGGTCATGGCGACCGTGACGGACTCGACTGCGGGCACGACGACGGCCAGCAGGATCATTACCGGGCTGACGCCAGACACGCTGTATATCTGCCGCGTGCGGATCTACAACAGCAACACGGGGGCGCTTGTCGCCGAGACAAACTCCATCAGCGTGCGGACGCTGGCACAGTCTGCGGGCACGACGACGGTCAGTATCCTCAACTACCTGGATAATTTGACGCAGCTGACGAGCGGGTCTTTCAAAGGCGGCATCGGGGATACGTTTTATATCTCGGCGTCCGGAACGCAATACCGGACGTACTCGCAGCAGTATAATTTCCTGTACTTCCGGCTCTCGTCGCAGAACTACAACACGGAGCATGGAGCGAGCTACCCGATCCCCATCCAGGAGGGGCAGACAGTCAAGGTCTACTACCAGAGCAAGACCACGACGATTCCGATCTACAACTACCTGGACGGGCAGCACACGCTGTCAGACGGGTCCGTCTCCGGCACGATCGGCAATTCGTTCTTCCTGTCCATGTCCGGCACGCAGTACCAGACGTATTCGCAGGAGTATGAATTCCAGTATTTCAGGCTCGCGTCGGAAGGGTATGCGACAAATCACGCGGCGACGGAGACGATCCCCATTACGAGCGGGCAGGCCGTGCGCGTGTACTACAAGACGAAGATCACGGCAGTCGCACCATACATCAGCGGGGTCACGCTGACGAAGAACACGGCGACGGTCACGTGGGACAAAAACGGCGGCGGGTACGGAAGCTGGACGCTCTACTGGGGAAAGACGAGCTATACGGCGATCGGATCGCAGTCGATCGGCAGCTCGCCGGTGACGGTCTCGGGGCTGGACCCGGGCACGACGTATTATTTCTGGATCGTCAACAAGGCCGGGACGGACTCGAAGACGTCCAACACCGTATCCGGCGAGACGAAGGCACAGATCGCGGCCTTCGCGTGGACGAGCGACGATGCGTCGTATATCGCGGCAGGGAAGGCCGTGACATACCTGACGGCGGCAAGCTGGAACCGGCTGACGGCGAAGATCAACGAGGTCCGGGCCGCCAGAGGCTACGGGAGCATTTCCTTCACGACGGCCTACGCCGGGCAGACGATCACGGCGGCCATCTACAACGAGGCGGCAAACGCCATCGGGAATCTGGCAGGCGCGGGAAGCGTCAGCACGGTATCGGCAGGGACGAAGCTGGAAGCGACGTACTTTGCAAACAGCTATTCTGCGCTCAAGGAAGCGCTCAACCGGGCAATCAGCAGTTATAACGGATAGGAGGAGCTATGAATATCACAAAAGCAGTGGTGCGGCTGCGGGGGCGGCTGATCGAGGCCATCAACGAGGCAGGGCTGCCGCCGGTCATCGTGGGATTTGTGCTGGACGGGATCCAGAACGAAGTGGCAAGACTCACGGCGGAAGACCTGCGGAAGGAGGAAGCGGACAATGCAGACAGAGAAGATGCAGACGACCATGCAGAATGACACGGCGAGCGGGCTGACGGCGCGAAAGGCCATCGGCGAAGAGCAGGCCAGAAAGGCCATGGACACGCTGTTAAAATACCGGCAGGGCAAGAGTGCGCTGGAGGCGCGGGTCATTGCGTCGGAGGACTGGTGGCGCATGCGCAGCTGGCAGCGGATCCAGAAGGGAAACCCGGAGGATGACAAGTGGACGTCGGCGTGGCTTTTCAACGTCATCATGGGTAAGCACGCGGACGCGATCGCGGCCTATCCGGCCCCGGCCATCCGCCCGCGGGAACCGGACGACCGGGAGGAGGCTGCGAAGCTTTCCTCAGTGCTGCCGGTCATTCTGGAACAGAACGACTTTGAAGAGGTCTATTCGGACAGCCAGTGGACGAAGCTCAAGCAGGGCACGCTCATCTGGCACGTGAAGTGGGATTCTTCGAAGCTGAACGGCCTCGGGGATATCTCGGTGCAGCCGGTAGATATTCTGTCTTTCTTCTGGGAGCCGGGCGTGCGGGATCTGCAGAAGTCGAAGAACATCTTCCTGACGGAGATGGTGGACAACGATCTGCTGGTCGAGAAGTACCCGGAGCTGCGGGGAAAGCTCAACTCCAATCCGCAGGTCCAGCAGAAGTACAACACGGACGACGTCATCAATTTTGACAACAAGTCGATGGTGGTAGACTGGTATTACAAGAAATATCAGAACGGACGGCAGGTGCTGCACTTCGCGAAGCTGGTGGGCGACACCATCCTGCAGGCGACGGAGAACGATACGGAACAGAAATATGACACGCTGACGCTGCCGGACGGGAGCATTGTGCAGCAGCCGGCCGGGCGGCCCATGGCCGAGACGGGGCTGTATGACGACGGGGAATACCCGTTTGTGGTCGACGCGCTGTTCCCGGTGGAGGGCAGCATTGCCGGGTATGGGTATATCGACATCGGCAAGTCGACGCAGGAGCAGATCGACCGGATGAACCAGGCGATCGTGAAGAACGCGATCATGGCGACGACGCCTCGGTGGTTCAAGCGGTCGGACGGGTCGGTCAACGAGCAGGAGTTCGCGGACTGGACGAAGCCGTTCGTGCATGTGGATGGGAATCTGGGGCAGGACAGTCTGGTTCCGATCCAGGTGAACATGATCAGCAGCAATTACATTGCGATCTTGCGGGACAAAATTGAGGAGCTCAAGTGGACGACGGGAAACACGGACGTCAACAACGGCGCGACGAGCTCCGGCGTGACGGCGGCCTCGGCCATTGCGGCGCTGCAGGAAGCGTCCGGCCGGAGCAGCAAGGACTCCACAAAGTCGGCTTACCGGGCCTACGCACGGATGATCCGGATGGTCATTGAGCGCATCCGGCAGTTCTATGATCTGCCGCGGCAGTTCCGGATCATCGGGAAGCGCGGGGCAGAGCAGTTCGTACAGTACAGCAATCAGGGGCTGCAGCCACAGACGCTCTACGGCGCGAACGGACAGCCGGACGGGCTGCGGAAACCGGTCTTCGACATTGAGGTCTCGGCGCAGAAGGCAAGCGAGTACACGTCCATGGCGCAGAACGAGCTGGCGCTGCAGTTCTTCCAGCTGGGGTTCTTCAACCCACAGATGGTGGACCAGACGCTTGCAACGCTCGACATGATGGACTTTGACGGGAAGGACTCAATCATCCAGAAGGTCCAGGAGAACGCGGACCTGCAGCAGCGGCTGGTCGAGTGGCAGCAGCTGACGCTGGCGTTGGCAGACCGGTACGATCCGGTCATGGGTGAGGGGCTGGCGCAGCAGATCCTGCAGGAGGGCGGACAGGCAGTCCCGCAGGCGAGCGCCGCGGCAGCGGAGAAGCCGGAGATCCACACCGGCGAGACGCAGGAGCCGAAGATCGTGGAGAATGCGCGCAAAAAGTCGGAAGAAAGCACGCAGCCGGGATAAGAACCGACGCACAAGCTCGGCTTGCGCGTCGGAAAGGAAGAAATGATCTCAGAGGATAAGAGCCGCCGCTTGCGGCGGCCCATTCCGGCGAGATTATTTCTGGCTGGCGTGGGGTGAAGTTGGGAAAAGATTGTGCTACGATGATTTTAGAATAAACGCCAGAAAGGAATTTATAGCATGGAAGGCGAATTCACGGGCGCAGGCGCTCAGACCATGGGCGCAGCTGACGTCGCCGGTCAGCAGAGCGGGCAGGAGGCAGCCGCACAGGCGCAGGTGCAGCAGCAGCCGGTCAACGTCCCCGACGCTCAGGGACAGGGTACACAGGAAGAAACGTTCGACAGTCTGATCCGGGGCCGCTACAAGCAGGACTTTGATTCTGCGGTGCAGAAGGTCGTAAAACAGCGCGTGCGCGGGCTGAACCAGTACAAGGGGCAGGCCGAGGCGATGGCGCCGATCATCGACCAGCTGGGCGCGCTCTATGGGATCGATACGTCTGACCCGAGGAAGACGGACTTCGCGGCACTGGCACAGCGCTTTTCCGCTGACGAGCGGCTTTATAGCGCAGAGGCCATGGAAAAGGGCATGTCGGCGGACGCTCTCAAGAAGGAGTACGCCGGAAGGGCCGAGAATACGGCCATGCGGCGGCAGCTGCAGGAGTACCAGATGCGAGAAGCCTTCGCCGGGATCCAGGCAGACTTCGCCCGGGATGTGACGGCGCGGTACGGCGCGGACTTTGAGACCGAGATGCAGAACCCGGATTTTGCGCGGCTCATGGGCGCGGGCGTGCCGCCGAAGACGGCCTATGAGGTCATCCATCAGCAGGAGATCGCACAGGCACAGGCGCAGCTGGTGGCGAACCAGGCGCGGGAGAACGTCATGCGGACCATCCAGGCGCAGGGCGCGCGGCCGCAGGAGATCGGCTCCGGCGCTGCGGGCGGAGAGAACGTCCCGATGAAAACACACTGGTCACGCGCGGAGGTGGAGGACATGCGCCGCCGCGCGGCAAGAGGGGAGCGAGTGATCCCCTGAGAAAGGAGATAGGAAATCATGTTTAAATCCAAAGTCGGATTTCAGTTTTTTGCTGACGCCGGTACGCTCGTCAACGCGACCGGCAACTACGTAAACGCAGGCACCGGCACGACTACGGCGTTTGACAGCGCCAACACGCTGGCACCGACCATGAAGACGTTCTACGACACGCAGCTGCTCGAGAACGCACGGCCGAACCTCGTGCATGCGCAGCTGGCAGGCCGTCAGGCACTGCCGCGCAACCACGGCAAGACCGTCGAGTGGCGCAAGTGGAACACGCTGAAGGACGCGGAGGAGCTGACCGAAGGCGTCATCCCGACCGGCCAGAAGATGGGCCAGACCAGCACGACCGGCGCGATCAAGCAGATCGGCCTGTACGTGACGGTCTCCGACCAGCTGGAGCTGCATGCGCTGGATAACGTCATCCTGGGTGCGACCGAAGAACTCGGCGCTTCCGCCGGCACGTCCATCGATAAGCGCGTGCGCGACGCGGTCGTGGCAGGCTCGAACGTGCAGTACTGCGACAAGGTCGCAGCGGGCGGCGCGCATACGGCAGTCACCAGCCGCGCAGGCCTCGACCTGACGGCGAAGCTGACGCCGGACGAGGTCAACAAGGCCGTGACGACGCTGAAGAAAATGAAGGCTCCGAAGATCGACGGCAAGTATGTCGCGATCATCCATCCGTCGGTCGCATACGACCTGCGGTCCTCGAACGCATGGGTCGAGGCGCACAAGTATGCAGACGTCACGCCGCTGTTCTCGGGTGAGATCGGCGAGCTGCACGGCGTCCGGTTTGTCGAGACGACGGAAGCGAAGATCTTCAACAACTCGACCTGCCCGGTCAAGACTGCAGCGGCTGACGGAAACCCGGCGGTCTACTACAGCGTGTACGCGACGCTGTTCCTCGGCAAGGACGCATACAAGATGATCGACCCGGAGGGCGGCAATCTTGAGATGATCGTCAAGGGTAAGGACGAGATCGGCGGCCCGCTGAACCAGTTCTCGACCGTCGGCTACAAGGCCGAGATGGCGGCGAAGCTGCTGTACGAGGACCGCATGGTCCGCGTGGAGAGCTGCAGCGCATACTCCGGCACGGACGAGGCGAACTGAGAAAGGAGCACATAGCATGGCAACGAAAGAGACCGCCGCGGCGGCTGTACAGGCAAACCCGGAAGACGTGTGGAACGTCATGAAGACGATCTACCTGCCCCGCGGGCAGGAGAACGAGGAGCAGAGCCGCTTCGTGGCGGTGAACGGCCGGACGTTCATGGTGCCGAAGGGCAAGGACGTGCAGGTCCCGCTGCCGGTGTATGAAGTCCTGATGAACGCGCGGATGGCAGAGGAAGAAGCCTTCCGCCGCGCGCAGGCGGACAACTGACAAGTGAATGCCCATGACGGCATGAAGCAGAGGAAGGGGCAGAAATGCCCCTTCTTTTGGTAAGGAGGAAAAATGAAAATTCGGGAAGCGATCGAGACGGTCGACCGGTTACTGCCGAACCAGTACGAGACGCCGGATAAGGTCCGGTGGCTGTCGGAGCTGGACGGGATCGTGTATCGGGATATCATCTGTACGCACGAGCACGAGAAGGAACCGGAGCCGTTTACGGGCTACGGGGAGGACGTGGATCTGGAAACGGAGCTGCTGATCCCGTGGCCGTATGATGAAATTTACCGCTGGTATCTGGGGATGAAGATCTGCGACGCCAACGGGGAGACGACGAAGTATGCGAACGAGGCGGCGAAGTACAACAGCTACTATCAGGGGTATTTCAATGCCTACAATCAGGCGTACATGCCGAAGCAGTACGCGACACATTTCAAGCTTTAAGGCGGTGAGACTATGAGCGTATATCGAGTAGAGTCGGGCGGCAGGGCACCGGCGGGGCTTTCGACCGGCGACGAGGTCGTGACCGGCGGCGGCACGTACCGCATCACGGGCGTGAACGCGGACGGAAGCTATCAGTCGCAGCTGGTGAACAAGAACCAGACGACGCGCAACTATGGCGGAAGCTACCAGACCCGGAACAGCCCCTACACCATGTCCGGTGTTTCGGACTACACGAGAAGCAAACTGAACGGGCTGGAGAGCGGGTACACGCCGTCGGGCAGCGTGCAGGCAGCGCAGGCGTATCTGGAGCAGGTCAAGGCCAGCAAGCCGGGCGCGTATCAATCGCGCTGGGACGATGAGCTGACGAGTCTGTATGACCAGATCCGGAACCGGAAGAAATTCAGCTATGACATGGGGACGGATCCTCTGTACCAGCAGTACCGTGAGCAGTATCAGCGTCTCGGGCGGCTGGCCATGCAGGACACGATGGGGCAGGCGGCGGCACTCACGGGCGGCTATGGCTCAACCTACGGTGAGCAGGTGGGGCAGCAGGCGTACAATGCGTATCTGCAGAACCTCAACGACATCGTGCCGCAGCTGCAGCAGCAGGCATATCAGCGATATCAGGATGAGGGGGCGGACCTTTATAACCAGTACAGCCTCGTGAAGGGCCGGGAAGATACGGACTACGGCCGGTACCGGGATACGGTCAGCGATTATTATTCGGATCTTTCGGATGCGCGGAGCGCGTACAACTCGGAACGGTCGCTGGACCAGAGCCAGTGGGCGACGATGCTCGACTACTGGGCGCAGAAGGCAAACACCGAGAACGCAGCCTACCTGCAGGCGTTGGCGGCGGAGCAGGCTGCGGCGAAGAAATCCGGCGGCGGAGGCGGCGGAAGCAGTTCATCTTCCAAGCTGAGCGACAAGAAGAACAACACGCTTGCAAAAGCGGCGCAGGCGTACCGGGCAAAGAACCCGAATGTATATCTGGATAGCCGGACGCTGGATAACTACCTCAACAGCAAGGGCTACAATGCGCTGGAGGCCAATACGTTCAAGGCGTATCTGGAATACTACGGCGCGACATATCTGCGGCAGCGGTAACGGAGGGCAGCATGGGACGAATCACTCTGACAGAGGAACAAAAGCGGATTGCAGAGAGCATCCGCAGCGGACAGGGAGCCAGCACACAGCAGGCTCCCTCCGCCTATCGCGGCGGGAGAATCACGCTGAACCAGAAGCAGATCCAGATCGCGAGCAAGTACGGCCTGCCGAACCCGGACTACGGGAAGAACGCGCAGAGCACGCAGACGACCGTAGACGATCCGCTGCATAAGCAGTATGCAGCGTTTATGGCATACCAGAACGCCGTGCGGGAGGCGGAGCTTGCGCAGATCGAGCTGGGGGCCGCGCTGAAGGGCCGGGCGAGCGGGGAGAAGAAGACGGAGAATGCGGGGGCGGCTATCAGTGGGAAGGTCTCGCAGCAGGAATACAGCCGGTCGTCTGGCATGCAGAAGCAGTACGGGACGTACCAGAATTATCTGCGCGGCGTGGAGGCGGCGCAGGGGCTGAAGCTTGGGACGCTGGCGCTGCAGGGACAGAGCGCACTGCTGGCCGGCCGGTTTGCGCCGGCCACGCAGCAGGTGCGGGAGGACGTGGATGCGCAGAACCGGCGTGCAAAAGCGGCGCAGACCGTGCAGCGGGATCAGGTGCGCGGCATGCGGCGGACGTCGCAGGAGCTGGACAAGCAGATTGAGGCGCTGGAGATCGAACAGGCGGACACGCATTTCTCCGGGACCGGGCTTTCGAAAAATGGGAAGAGCGTGACGCAGCTGCAGAACGAGATCGACGCGCTGAAGGAGCGCAAGGCGCAGGTCGACAGCCAGAGCGTGCTGGCCCGGGCACAGGAGGCGATCGGGAACCTGAGTAAGGAAGACCAGGATCTGCTCCGGCAGTACCGCGGGCAGGAACTGAACGGATATCAGGTGCGGGCGTATGCGAAGTACGACGCGAAGACGGCGCTCAACGAAAAAGGCTACAGCGACGACACGCTCAAGCGGCTGGCGGAATGGCAGAAGGTGCTGGACGACTACGACAACGCGCAGAAGCTTGATGAGGCGGCGCGACAGATCGGGCAGCAGACGCCGATCATGGGAACGCTTTTCTCGGCGGTGACAGCCCCGGCGAAGGCGCTGGGCAATGTGGAATCGCTGCGCGGCGTATTGCCGAAGTGGGCGGGCGGATATCAGAACGAGGATATGCCGACGAACATCTACAGCCCGGCGTACAACGCGACGCGCCTGTCCTCCGGCATTCGGCAGAGCGTGATGCAGAATATGAACCCGACGGGGCAGTTCCTCTATCAGGCAGGCACGTCGGCGCTGGACAGCGCGGTCAACATGGCGGTCTCGACGGGGCTCGTCGGGACAGTCGGCGGTGCGGCCGGGGCGGGCGCGCAGGACGCAATCGCGGAGACCATGAACTGGGTCATGGGCTCGCAGGTCGCGGCAGATTCCGTGTATGAGGGGATCCAGAACGGAAAGTCCAACGCGGACGCGCTGGTCGACGGTATCGTCGAGGGCGCGATCGAGGGCTTCACGGAAAAGTATTCCGTGGGCGATATCATCGAGAACATGTTGAGCGGGAAGGCCGTGTGGAGGAAGGCACTGCGGTCGTTCGCGTCGGAAGGCGCGGAAGAGATCGCGTCCAACTGGCTAAACCGTGCGTATGACGTGGTGGCGAAGCATGACCGGGGTGAGGTCATGTCGGCCTACGCAAATTATATCGCAGAGGGAAGGACGCCGGCGCAGGCGCTGGCGGCGATGGTTGGAGATTTTGCAAAAGAAGACAGCCTTTCGTTCCTCGCGGGCGGCCTGTCCGGCCTTGCCATGTCCGGGACGTATGCGGGCGTGAACCGCGTGATTTTGGAGGCAAACGTCACGCAGACGGCCAGAGCGGTCATCGAGGCGGGCGAAGTGCAGGACGTCATCGACTATGGCATGGCGCAGGAAGATGGCACGAAGGCGCACCAGCTGGCCGAGGAACTGCAGCAGACAGTGGACGATGGCGGCGAGGTGACGCAGAAGGCCGTGGAGAACACGCTGCGTGAGGTGGCGAAGGAACAGCAGGCGGCCGTGGACGAAGGGCAGGAGCCGCGCGTGCCGGAGACGCTGACCCGGCTCGAGCAGCTGCAGGAACAGGCCCGGCAGGAGCAGGCGCAGGCCGAGGCGGACGAGAAGACATTCCAGATCTACAAGAGCGCGGCGGAGACGGCGCAGGAAAGCCAGAGGCTTGAACAGCAATATCAGCAGGAGCAGGAACAGAGCCGCGCACAACAGTCTGTACAGGCCGTTCAGCAGGCCCAGCAGGCGGCGCAGCAGCAGTATAACCAGGACAGCTTATTTGCGCCAATTCCGGGGACAGAGAACATGGGAGAGCTGGATCCGGTACAGTATGCCCAGCGGCAGACGGCGGACGCGGAGCAGGCGCTCGATGAAGCCGCGCTGCAGCAGGAGGAACAGTATCTGCAGACGCAGGCCCAGAGAGCGGGCTACGACGAGCAGACGGCGGCGTATTTTCTGAACGGGAACACGACGGGCATGCCGGCGGAGCAGTATGCGCAGAGCTTCGGACAGGTCTATGAGCAGGGCAGACTCGGCGCGAGTGAGCAGCGGGCGATGCGCTACGCCGAAGGAATGAATCAGGACGTGGCGGCAGCCGCCTATCGAGCGGGCCTTGCCGCAGGGCAGAAAGGGGTAAACAATGGCAGTATCGAGACTACTGATGAAGGACAAGTCGGGCAGGCTGGTCAGCGTGCCGAAGGACAAGCTGGAGGCGTTCGCCAAAGCACAGCGCAGCAGCAAAGAGCTGACGCCGGAAGAAAGAGAGCGCAGGGTGCAAGAGATCTCGCAAAAGCTTGGGATGAAGTAACGCTTTCGGATCTCGGTTTCGGAGAGAACAATGCGCAAAAAGTGCGCGTCATGCCGAAGGGACAGGAGGCCAGAAGCGAGGATATCCAGGCGGCGGCAAAGTTCTTCCGGTCGATGGGCGTGCAGAACGCGCGGTTCTTCACCGGGCAGCTGACGCAGGAGATCGACGGGCAGACGTTTTATGCGGACGCTGCCGTGACGGAGGACGGCTCCGTCCTCATCCGGGCGGACAGCGAGGAGTATTCTGCGTTCGAGCTGGCGAAGCACGAGGGATATCATCTGCTTGTCAAGCGCTGGCCGGAGATGGCGGCGAAGATCCAGAAGCGGCTGCTGGGCGAGGGCAAGATCACAAAGGAGATGATCGAGAGCTATGTGGACGCATACGCCGGGATCTACGGCGACGACACGGACGCCTACGTCGAGGAGATCGTCGCGGACACCTACGCCGGCATGAACCGCACGGACTACGGCACGAACAAGCTGCGCGCGGACGTGAAGATGGAGGTCGGCCAGTGGCAGAAAAAATCCGGCAGCGCGAGAGCGCCTCCGGCGAAGATGTCCGCTGCGAAGGATCAGACCACAAAAAACTATCAGGGCGTCAACCTTGCGGAAGACGGAAGCGTCTATACCTACGATTTCCTGATATCGCTTCCGGATATGGACGTGACCATGCTGCCGGAGGTCGACGCGGTACGCGGAGCCGAAAACCGGGTCGATACAGCAAAGGTCGTGCGGGAGGGTATGAAAAACGCCCGCGCCGTTGGAACAGAGCGAGACGGAAAGATCTTTGTAAGGAACCAGTACACGGGGAAACTGCTCATGGTGACGACGAACAGCATTCGGCATGGGATCAATGGAGCGGCAAACCGTGTGCTGACCAATGCAAGACTGGGCGCAGTCGTAGGGGACATTGTGCAGAATGCGGTTCCTATCAATGCGCTATATAACACAGCGAAAGATGTGACCGGAACCTATGCAATGGCCGGGTATGCCACAGACAGCGCGGGGAGAGAATTTGCGGCAATCATCACTGTCGAGCAAAAGACAGGCAAAATTGCGGCAGTCGAAGCATATGACATGCTCCACGCGGTCAGCGGAAGACAGAAAAAAGGTAGCCAGGCGGACACGAAGTCCCAGAGCATACACTCTATCAAGGCTACCAAAATTAGTATATCCGATTTGCTCCGAATTGTCAACAGTACACACCAGAGTATTTTGTCGGAAGATGTGCTGCAAAAATTCGGAGAGCAGAGAAACCCGCAGGTGGATTATACCGGGAAGGTCAAATTCTCGTCTCAGGACGGGCGGTATCGGGATCTGATGGGGGAGAAGGCGGCGAAGTACACCAAAGGAATACTAT